TGATCCGGCGGCCCCACAGGGCCCACACGTCACGATCCTTCACGCGGTCCGTCTGGACCTGGACACCGTTGTCGGCGACGGCGTAGCCGGGGTCGAGGTCCGGTTCGTCGGCCATGGCTCCGAGGACCCGCGAGTCCAAGATCCACACGTCGTCGAGACCGCCGGGCAGGTTCCCCAGTGGCGTCTTGACCACCTTCAGGTCGGCGATCGTCTCGATGGTGCCGCCGTACACCGGGTTGTCCGTCGACTCACGACGTCGCAGCGTGGCGATCTTGTCGTCGGACGCGAGGTGCGCGTACTTGATGTTCGACATGAGGATCATGTCGGGCTCGTAGCCCATCTCCAGATCGGACACCTCGGCCTTCGCCGTCTCGATGTCCAGCAGAATCCGCGATGCGGTCTCGTTCGTCCAGTCGGTACCCGTCGTCGTCGCCGTGACCGCCGATGCGATCGTCGCGATCGCCAGCCGGTCAACCTTCCGGACGACCGTGTTGACGACCTTCCGCAACGCCCAGTCGATCGCCGAACCCATCGGCAACGACCGCTTGATCCGCTCGTCGGTCAGCTCGGTCTTCTGGCCCCACTTGGACACGTACGCCAACGCGGCCTGACCGGTCGCCGGCAGCGCACGCGGGTACTCCGACCCGGGCGCGACAGCGGTGATCTCCCGGTCGGTGAACAGCGGCTCGTCGATCTCGTAGGCGACACCGCCACCCGAGACACGCGCCTTGCGAGGCAGTAGAACGTCGGCGACGAAGCCGATGTCCGACAGCGCCTGCAGCCGACGGGTCAGAACCGCCGGGTTCTGCAGCCACCGGTTGATCGTGAGCAGGTCGCCGGTCAGCGTCGCCGGGGCCGGAGGGTATGCAACGGGCATCGAACTACACCTCCATCCAGGTAACGAGCGCCGTGTCGGCGGCCGTGGTCATCGCGATCCCGATGTTGGTGAGGGCCGCGACACCCGTCGCGACAGTTCCGGTCGCGGCGGCGTTGACCCGGTCCCCGGCGGTGATCGCACCGGCTGCGGTCGACACGTGCACCTGGCCGCGGCCGTGGACGGACACGTTGGTGCCGGACGCGGCGTCGAACGCGGCAACGCCGATCACCTTCGCGGACGCCGCACCGGCGTGAGCGACGGTGCCGTTGCCGGACACCTCGACGAGCCGGCCACCGGTGACAGCGGCACTCGTCACGCAGGTGATGACATCACCGGGCATGAACAGCGGGGCGTACTCGGCCATCACGCACTCTCCTTGATGCCGAAGAGGCGGTTGTAGTCCGTACCGCCGACGTCGAGGTCGGTGGCTTCCTCGCCGGTGCCGGTGTAGCCGGCCGCGGCGAGCGGAACAGCCGAGTACGGGGCGAACGACGCAATGACGCGGGTCACGACCGCCGGGGCGTCGTCGTAGTCCTTCTCCCACCGCTCCCGGTCCGCCGGAGTGATCCGGCCGGTGTCGATGGCGTCCTGGATGATGGACGCCTTCACCACCGCCGCCTTCTCGGCCTTCGCGGCGGCGAGTTCGGCGGTCACGGTCTGCATCTGCGAGGCGAGGACCTGGACCTCCTTGCGGAGCTCGTCCTTCTCCCGCTCAGAGGCGGCCGACGCGGCGACCTGCTCGGGGGTGGGCTGCGGCGGCGTCTCAGCCTTCTGCTTGAGCGCGTCCAACGCGGCCACCACGGCAGCGTCGTCGACGTCTTCAGCCAGGCCGAGCCGCGAGCGCACATCTGTGCTCAGAGTCGACACGGGGCCGTCTCCTTCCGGATCGGTAGGTACTGCTTCCTGCTCCGGCTCGGCGCCGGGAGTCTGCTCGGGTGTGGAAACAGGAACGCCGCCCTCGTCAGGCGGCGTCTGGGGTTCCTCTTCGGTCGGTGGTGTCGCTGGCGGCGGCGGCTCGACCGGTTGGATGGGGTTCGGTGGTTGCTGCTCGATCGGGCTGGGCGAGTCGAGGACCGTCGCAGCGACACCCTCACGCATCCGCCAGTCGAGTTCCGCCGCAACCTCAGTGGCGGGCGTCCAGTTCGATGGGCGGGACTCCTCCCGCGTGGCGAACGTTATCGACGCGGCGATCAGCGACTCGTCGAAGTCGACGAAGTCCGGCATGACCCGTTCACGCTCACCGAATTTGATGTCGCCGCCGTCGACGACCACGACCGGGATCCGCCAAAAAGATCGGTCGGCCTCGTCCAGCACGATCGCCGTCGATCCGCGCACTTGGTGCACGTGCTGCGAGAAAGGCGCCCCAGAAGCGTTCCATGCTTCGCGGACCCGGTCCGCCAGCGACGGTTGGGGGTTGGGCATGGAACCTCCATCATCGGAAGCGGCGACCCTGTCGTCGTCACGCTTGCGCCGACCCGGCCACTCCCCGTGGACACGGCGGTACAGAGTTGCGCAGTAGCCTTCGGGGTCGGCCATCGTCGGCACGTGCTCATGAATGGCGCGGACACACCGGTCGAACGAACCCTCTTGCGGCTGCCACTTGATCAGTTCGATCCCGCCCCGGCCGAACGTCCAGAAACGCTTCAGTTGCTCCGCGTCGCCACGCTTGCCGTCCGCTGCGGCGACGTCCGGGCCGGGGATGCTGGCCGCGATCCGCACCTCATCCGACGATGCGGCAACCGCCGGGGCGAACAGGCGGCGCACGTCGTCAAGGCCACCGATCGGCTTCAAGGTGCCGACACCCGGACGCGTCACGCCGAGCAGCGCTAAGCCATCCAGCACGAACGGATGGGTGTGGCCGAGAGCACAGCGCCTGTTGTAGGCGCCTTCCACCGACCGCCTCGGGTAGGCCGATGCGGCGACACTGTTCAACCAGTCGGGAATTTCGACCCAGTCTCCGACCAGCGTGTTGCCGCCATCCGCGACGCGCAGATTGTCGATCCAGCCGATGGCGGGCTCGCCGTCGCCCGTCGGGGGTTCAGCGACGAGCGGGAATCTCGGGTCAGAGTGGCCGAGGCGGAGGTACGGCCGGTCCACCGCCGGACAAGTAGTCGCGGCGATCGCGGCAGCGAAGTCACCGGGTTCGGCCCGCCAAATTCCGGTGCTGAGATCCCAGACGCCCGATCTTGCAAGTTCTACACCGTCACGGCGAGTCAGTTCAGGCACCGGTCACCCCCGCATGGCAGTCGCATCGGCATGGGGCGTCGCAGAACTTGCACCTGGCCGGGGCTTTCAGTTCGTCGCGTCGGCTGCTGTAACTCGGCCCGACGGTCGCCCACTCGCCGTCGCGGGTCACTGTCGGCGCCGCGCAGTAGCCGTGGCGGCCGTGCAGGCAGGCGGTCGACAGGTAGTCGTGATCGGTCATTGCCACTGTGCTCGTAGGAACCCGTGGCAGCGACTGCCACCAGCGCAGCGGACGTAACCGGCGAACGTCGGATAGTCCTCGGCCGCTTCGGCGACCGTCAGGTACGTCTTCCCCGAAACCTGGGCACATGCCTCGCAGCGGCTGCCCGAGTCGTTCGACTCGTCAGCAACCAGCAGGCGCGGTGGGGTGGCCGCCATGACGACCATCCGGCCGTGGCCCTGCGCCGTCGACAGGGCCGCACCGAGCCGGTCAGCGACCATGCCGCGTGTCGCGGTCGACATGTCGGTCAGCGCCGCCTGTACCGCGGTGGAGATGCTGTCGGCGGGTGCGGTCAGGGCCCGCTCGGCGGCGGCGGTCGCGTACCGAGCTGCGAGTAAGGCGGCGGTGACGGCGGCTACCTCGGCGAGGGCCCCGTCGTCGGGGGCGGCCGGTGGCACGTCCACACCGTGTGCCCGTGCCGATGCGGCGACCTGTTCGGCGGACCGGTCGGCAAGGTCGGCCATGGCCTGGGTGAGGCTGGCCGTGATCGTGTTGACGGTGTCAACAGACGCGGCGAGAGAGGTCAGTCCGCTAACACCCGCAGCGGCAGCCTGAGCGGCGAGGTCACCGACCAACGGGGCGGCGAGCATCGGCCACGCGGCGAGCAGGGCAGCCAGGGCGGTGTCGTAGTCGCGTTGGACCCGATCGGCTTCGTCGTCGTCGGCTGCGGCAGCGATCGGCAGGGCCAACTGCCCGTCGGCCTGGCGGCTGCGCTTCGCCGCCACCTTCGGCTCGGGCGGGGTCGTCGGGGTGGCAGGGTTCGGCACGGCTGGGGCTTTGTCGCCGAGCGGCGGCAGGCCCATCTGCGCCCGCCGCTCGTCACGGGTGATCGTGCCCGAAGTGATGTCCGACTCGAAGATGCGGCCCTGCGGCGCGGGACGCCCTTCCGGCTCGTCACGTTCCGGGAGCCGGTACTCGCGACGCACCCACGATTCGAGGGCGGGGTCGGAAGACAGGGCACCGGCGTCGAGGAGGCGGGCGAGGGATTCGGCGGTGACCTCGCGGCGGGAGCCGACCCCGGACACGACCACGCGGGGCACGGGAGTCTGGTCGCCCGCGTTCCATTCGACGATCCGGGCGGCGATCTGCCTCGTGGCCACGTCGCAAACGGCGGATCCCAAAGCCTCAAGGCTGAGGGTCCAGCTGTCGATGAACGCCTCGCCGAGGGCTCTGGCTCCGCCGGAGGTGCCCTGCCCGAGTTCCAGGTGGGGCATCAGGACGGCGCGGAGGATCTGCCGGTCGAGCCACGCCAAAAAGTCCTGTGTCGCGGGCAACGATCCGGAGATGCCGGTGAGCTTCAACTGGAAGCCGGGCGGAGTCGCCGCACCGGCCTGCTCGCCGCCACGGGCGGCGCCGGCCAGTTGTTGCGCCTGGACCATCTGCTCGGGCGACGGTGCGGTGCCCGGCAGGGCCTCCATGACGGGGACACCCATACCCCAGCGCCGGTTTGACGTGGCGTGCACTCGGATCATCTCGCGTTTGATCGCGACGATCTGCGCTACCTGCCGGAACAGGGACACCCCGTGCCACTGGGCACCCTGTCGCTGGTTGCAGTACCAGGCCATCTGCCGGGCCGGGATCTGCGGCTTACCGTCCCGGCGGACCGCGTCCTGGGTGATGCCCAAGAACGCGCCGGTCTTCGGGTCGACGTGGATCTGGGTGATCGTTGAGGCGGGGCGTTCGGCGAGGGTGACGAGGCGGGCCTTACCGTCGACAATCTCGGCGCCGAGCTCCGAGCCGAAGTGTCCAAACGTAAGCGAGTTCGACAGCACGGCGCGTAGGTGCTCATCCCACGACACACCCCGGGTCCGGGCGGCGCCGGCCTCATCATCGCCTACGACGGGAAGCCCCATGTCGTCGGCGACCAGCTTGGTGAGCTCGGGGTCGCAGCCCCGCCCGTCGAGTTGCCATGTGGCTCGCAGCAGTTGCAGGACGTAGCCCTGAAGCGCGGCCCATGCGGTCGGGTCCCGCTGGCACGACAGGTACGTGCGGACCGACAGCGGCCACTGAAGTTCGGCCGGCAGGTCGGCCAGAATGTCGTCGAGGATCTGCTCGTAGTAGGCGTCCGACACGTGGCCGAGGAGCCGGGTTGGTGGGCGGAAGGTGGGCGCGGTCACCGTGCACCCCCGCTCACAGCCTGCCGCCCTAGAAGCTCAGGTTGAGCAGGTCGAGGTCGCTGGTGTCGCCGTACCGGTCGGGCGGTGCCGTATTGGCCGGGTTGCGTGGGGGCGGCTGCCACTTGGTCGTCTCAACCTGCGCGGCCAGGGCCAGCACCGCCACGCAGCCACGATGCGACGAGTGCGGGAACGCCATCGCATCCGTACGGAACTGCTCCGCCCAGCCCGCGCCCTGCGGCAGCCACACGCCACCCTCGGCAACCTTCTTCGCCGCGGTCAGCGCCCGCGCGTACAGGTCGGTACCGGCGTCGAGCGGGGTGATCCCGAACCGCGCCCGGCTCGCCTCGGCGCGCAGCGTGTCGGTGATCTGCTTCTTGGTGACGAACACCGTGTCCGCGCCCCACGTCCGGGACAGCGGGCCGATCAGGTCGGCGGCACTCGTCGCGCCGAGCCGCTCCCGGCGCAGGTCCAGCAGGAGAAGGTCCCCGCCGATCGTCTGGCACCACGCCGCCGCAACCGTGTACTCGGCAGGGGCGTCGGTGCCGTCGGGCACGTGGGCGGTGACGTACGTCCAGCCTTCGACGCGTCTGGCGATGCGTCCCCCGCAGTCGAGCATCCCGTCGGACACGTGCCGGAAGTAGCGCCACAGCAGCGGTGGGAACAGGTCGGTGTTCTGTGGCTGGTCAAGATTCGTCAGCAGATACCTGCCGGCGTCGCAGGCGTGGTCGGGTGCCCGCGAGTCGGCGTCCTCAGGGTCACCAGTGACGGCGTGCGGCAAGTCGCGGAGTTCCTTGAACAGCTCGGGGCAGGTGTCGAAGATGTGAACCTTCGGGCACGTCTCCCATCCGAGCGACCGGTGATGGGCGCAGGCGGGACCCTCGGCGAGATAGGAACGCCACCGTTGCCAGCCGTGCACCCGCGACCCGACGCCCTTGCCAGCCCTGGTGAGCTCGACGCCGTTGTCGGCGTACACGTCGGCGATCGGCTTCGCATCACCACGGGTCGCCCACATGGCGTCGTCAGCGAACCGTGCCCGTATCCGCTCCCCAGCCTCAGCTTCGAGGATCTTCCGCGCTTGGTCGGCCTCACCGACCTGCTTCTCGTAGATCTCCCGGTAGATCCAGACTCGGCCATCTTCGTCGACCGCAGCCCACAGGACAGCCCACGGGGCGGTGAAACCCCAGTCGATGCCGTTGTAGCGGGGCCACGAGTTCGGCAGTTCGACCGGCGGGAGGACGTGCCGGTCGCGGGACAGGTTGGGGAACATCGACCCGGCGAACGCGTCCCAGTTGCCGTCGAGGAACGCCGCACGCTGCTGCTCATCGAGGGCCATGAGGTCCATGGCGTACTCGGGGTTGACGTGCGGGTTGTCGGACAGCTTCGACGGGATGAATCGGACGGTGCGGCCTCGGACGTCGGTGACGACCTTCTTGCCGTACTCGGTGGGGTCGATGTACCGGTCGCGGACGGCTCCGTGGCCGACACCGCCGGGGTTGGCGGTGGCGCGTACGCCGAGGACAGGCAGGTCGCGGCGGCCGGACCGGAGGCGGGATTCGAGGAACCGGACGACCTCGGGTGACATGAGGGTCTGTTCGTCGAAGATGAGGAGCTGGTACTGACCGCCTTGGCGGCGGGTGGCGTCGGTGAGGTTCTCGGCGTACCGGAACATGATCAGCGACCCGTTGGGGAACCGCAGCTCGTATTCGGTGCCGTTCCAGCGGGCGCCGAGGGCGTGGCCGAACCCGAGTTCGGCAAGTTCGGCGAGGAGGGATTCCTTCAGTTCGCCGTAGGTGCGTCGGAACGCTCCGACCCGTAGGCCTGAGTAGCGGACGCATTCACGAAGGGCATGGGCAGTGACGGCCCGGGACTTGCCGCCGCCGGCCGAGCCGCCGAACAGGACGGAGAACTCGGTTGCGGCATGGAACTCGGCCTGCTTCGGGGTCGGAACGTAATCGAGTTTGCCGAAGACGTCCTCTTCCGGCACTTCCTCGGGCGGGTCGAACCTCCGCGCTAACGCCTCAAGCAACTGTCGGTCCATCCGCGACATGACCGTCATGGCTCGTCGTCGCCTTCGACGATGCACTGGTCGTACAGCCGCCGTACCCGCCGGTTGGCCATGGTCAGCAACCCCATGATCGCCATCCACGGCAGGCCGCCGTCGCGGTACAGCAGGGCGACACTGGAGTAGGTGTCGTCGACGTCGTCGCCCCAGCCGCGCTGGTGCAACACGACCAGGTATTCGTTGTTGATGAACCCGGGCTGGTTGTACCCGTACGCCTCAGCGACCGCTTCGACGGCGGCGGTCAGGTTGTCGTCGGCGGTCTTCTGTTCGGGGGTGCGGCCGTCGGGCATGGCGGGCTACTCGTCGCGCCCGTACGCCTTGTCGCGTGCCTGACGCAGGGCGCGGATCAGGTTGTTGACGCCCTGCCGGTCGAGGTCGACGTAGCTGTCGGACTTCCACTCAGGTTCGGCGTGCGGGTCGTCGACGGTCAGGTTGGCTGGGTTGGTGAGCAGGGTGGTGGCGACCTGGACGGTGCCGCCCATCCAGCCGACTTCGACGCGTCGGTTGGCGACACCGTCGGGGGTCGGGCACGGCGGGTAGATGTTCGTCTTCGGCATTGCGGTTTCCCCTTCACGGGATTGCCCCGCCTCATGCGGGGGAGGTTCAGGTATTGCTCTCGGGCCGTACCGCTAGTCGCGTCCGGTGCCTTCATCGGTGGCGCGCTCGGTCGCCTCCCGGCCGTCGAGGGAGTTGTGCCGGATCAGCCAGCCGTTCGACCCGTCGTCGCGGTAAACGGCTTCGGTCGACGGGCCACAGACGCAGTCGGCGCCGCTGGTGTCGTGGTCGACGAGGTCACCGACCGGGATGACGTGCACGGTGTCCATGGCTGGAGAAGGCGGGATGGCGGGGGTCTAGCGCTCTTCGAGGCGCATGCCGCAGCGGCGCGCCAGGTCCCGAACCTCGTCGGTGACCGGCGCCCGCAGCTTGGTGGTCGTCTGGTCGATGACCGCGCCGTCTTCGTCGGACGACCGCGTGCGACGCTCCGAGTCCGACCAGGCGTCGGACTTGACGGCGAGGTCTTTCTCCCACGGGCTGCTGCCACCGTTGAGGTGCCGCCACTTAGGCCACGTCACAGTGCCGCCCGCGAGGTCGACGACGATGGTCGGGTCCTCAGGCATCCAACCGATGATGCCGTTCGGCCGAAGCCACTTTTCGAACAGTGCGGCGTGGCGGCCGGTGAGCGGGTGGTCGGCGGTGGCGTTCATGGAGCTCCTTGGCGGGTTGGCGGGTTATCTGCCGTTGAGGCAGGAGGCGATGGTGCCAGCCAGGACGATCACGGCGACGAGGCCGGCGATGAACCAGGCGGGCCATTGGCGGCGCAGGTCAGAGCGGGTCATCGGGATCCGTTTTCCGCATCCCCAACGACGCCTGAAAGGCAGCCAGGCAGGCGAGCACCAATGCCATGACCGAGATGAAGATCAGGTATTCGAGGCTGCGCTTCAGTAGGGTCAGGGCGAACGGCAGGTTGGCCAGCCAGATGCCGGCCCAGCCGAGCCAGAACATCGACCAGAACCGGCCGTCGCCGAGGTGGCGGTGGAGCCAGCGCATGTCAGGGGGCGCGGAAGTCAAGCCGGACGGTGCCGACTCTGCTGGGCAGCGGCTTGTCGACGGCGAGTCGCGCGTCGGAGAACGTCAGCCGTTTGTGGGCAGGTCCGGGCCGCATCGGCATTCACCCCTCGTTAATGCCGAACGACCCGGACCTCTTTCACCACCCACCCCGCGGTAACCGCAGGTTCGAGAAGGGACGCGCGCTGGGGAAAGTGGCGTCCGCGTCCCTTCGCTCTTGGTCAGCCCTGGTCGGGCTCGTTCGGGTTGTCGGCCGGGTTGGTCGGTTCGGGCTGGGCCGGTTCGTCGGTGGCCGGCTCGTTGCCGCTGTCGGGTCGGCTGGTGTTCTCGTCGTCGCGGTCGAGCTTGCCTTCGAGGTCGTCCATGCGCGCCATCAGTTCCTCCTTGAGCTTGCGGACATCGATGAGGGTGTAGGCGGTGTCGCGGCCGATGCGGGCCAGCGACTGGTGGATCTGGGCGAGGACGGCCGTCAGCGGGTTGAGCGGGTGCAGTCGGGCGGCGATGGGGCGGAGCCGGTCGAGAATCACCACCGGCCCCCAGGTAAGATCATCAGTACCGCCAGCACGTCAATCCCGGGGCCGAACCATGACCGAGTGTGTGACCGTCGCCGGGATCATCCCGCTCTCGGATGCGCTGTGGCTGGGGTTCGCCGGGATGGTCGGCATGGGGCTGTTCGCGTTCGGCCTCGGGGCGTGGTGGCGGGGCGGGAAGTAGCCCGAGGCATAGAAAAAGCCCGCTTTACATGGCGGGCTGCGACCTGCCAGAAGAGACACCTCTGACAGAGGGTCACTCTAAATGCGATCTTGAGCGGCGTCAAGCCGAACTTCCGCAGGTCAGCCCACCTCCATCGCAATCTAGGCCGCCGAACGCCCATACCGCCGCTCCTTCGCCTCCCGCTCAGCCATCCGCACCTCAGCCGCCGCTGCCCGCGCCTGCGCCTCGTACGTCTGGATGTGGTCGGCCAATCCGACGATCGACCAGATCCCCCGTTCCGGATCCGGCACCTCCGCCCACCGCGCCCGACACGTCGTACACCGCGCCGTCTTCTTCTGCACGTTGACCCGGAGCGTCCGGTTCCCGCACCCCTCAACAGGGCACGGCGACTGGATCTGCGGGTCGTTGAACGCCTCCCTCAGCACCACCTCGCAGCGGTGCCGCCAGGAGCGGAGATCGCCGAGCATCTCGTCCTGGGTGTCCGAATCCTCCGACATGACCTTGGCGACCATCTGCCGGATCGACGATTCGAGGGTGTCGCGGGTGGTGAGGCACCAGCGCATGTGCCACTTCGACACCCCGATCCAGATGTCGAGGTGCAGGGCCATCGCCTGCGGATTCCCCGGCGGGCGGGATGACGGGACCGGTCGAGCCGATTCGGAGTCGCCGCCGCCGGTCGGCCACACGATCTCCGCGACCTGGGCGATGAGACCGGGGAGGGTGGCGACGTGGTCGGGCAGTTGGACCCGTTCGCCGTTGGCGTCGCGGGCTCGGCGCGGGTTGCGGACCTGGCTGGGGTTGGTGAGGGCGTCGGCTGCGTCTCGCAGTTCGGCCAGGATATCGACGGTCATTACGATCTCCGTTTCCGCTGGTCAAGGCGGGTATGATGCGCGGAGACCGTCGGTGCGAGCGGGTGGTCTAGGGGGTGGTCGGCTCCGGTGATTGGCGTTCGCCGGAGCCGCGTCTCAACTCACGGCGGCATCGAGCCGGGCTCGATCCACGGCGGTCGACACTCCTCATTGCGCACCGACCGAGGATTGCGCGGGTTCAGCCCCCACGTGTACGACCAGCCGCAGCCGTCAACCAGGAAATCGCCATCTTCGTCCGGCAGCGAACAGATGAGATCCCAAGCTGTGTCGCACGGCAGGCAGTGCATCCAGCCCGTTCCGTCGGGCTTGCCACCCCACGTGTGGCACGTCAGCCAATAGCGGACCCTCCCGCCGCACTCGGGGCACGGTTCGGCGATCAAATCCTGGTCACTATCGACGATGACCGTGGGGCTCACGACGACTCACCCGACCTGCGCACAACCCGGTCGCCGCACCGCAACTCCCACGACCCCGGAGCTATGTCCTCGTCGATGACGACCGGGATGTCCCACAGGTGGTCCGGACTGGGCCGCTCGGCCGGCTTCGTCGCCACGTTCGCCAGCAGCCAGTCCCGCACGTCCGGCGCGATGATCGCCCGATCTACCCGGGTCTGCCGTGACGCCTCAACAGTCGAGGCGAGACGGGTCAGGTCAGCCAGGTCGAACGGCTTCGGCGGAGGCGGTGACGGAAGCTCGGCCAGCATCTGCTCGACCTGGCGGTCCAGGTTCTCCGTGAACCTGGCCCACATGTCGGCGTACGCGTCACTCATCCGCGGTCCTCACCCGACGCCGGACAGAGGTCGCCCTCACCGTCGTTCTCGTGGTGATCCTCGGCCCGCCCATGCACCACCACGACGATCGAGTCGCAGGCGCCGCAGCGGCTGAGGTAGCGACTTTCGCCGGACTGGCACAGATCACAGCTGCACGTCACGCCACTTTCCCTTCGATCGTCTTCACCCCGGCAACCTGCGCGGTCGCCGCCTGAATCTGCCCTGGCAGCGCCTCATCGGCCGGCACCCCACGCATCGCCAGGACGAGTAGGATGATCTGCTCCATGAGGTCGGCGGTCCGGTTGACGTAGTCGAGCCAGCCCTGTTCCAACTTCAACGTCTCGATCGTCTTGACCAGATCGAGGTGCAGCCGGCGTTCCTCGTGGTACAGCTTCAGCCACACGTTCGGCGCGGCCAGCTTCTTCACATCGACGCCGGGAAACTCGCTGGCGGTCTTCTCGTGTTCCTCCGTCACGCCCCAGACGAGCGCGTCAGGGTCGATCATCTGGACGACGTCACGCAGCCACACGACGTGGCCGTGAGACCACTGGGCCTCTTCGAGGAGGGCGGCACGGGGTGGCAGGTCGGACTTGATTCCGTACGACCTGACGGCCTGTGTCGCGAGGGCCTTCTGGGTATGGGTGATCTGTGCCCGGGTGTTTCCGCCGTGAGTGCGGCATCGGCCGACGTTGAACTCGGTTCCCCAGCCGGCGGGCTTGCGACAAGTGCCTCCGTCAGACTTCCTGGCGCCACACGTCTTGTCGTCAGGCGCTCGGCCTTGATTCCCGCTCATCGATCAGATCACCGCCTCGACCTGCTGTAGAAGTTCCATGACCCTTGAGTCTCCGGCGCTCAACTTTCGAGTTCGCTCACCCGGCGAACTCCTGATCGTCGTAGTCCACGACCAGGACCTTCCGCACCACAGCGGCCAGCCCGACGAGGGCCGCCCCGATCGCGACGCCGAGCAGGAAGCGGCTCACCACAGGTCTCCCGTCCAGATTCCGCAGCAGGTGACGAGCACGACCGCCCCGGCGATGCCTACGACTAGGACCGACAGCGGGATGCGTAGATGCGGGCTCGGGTCAGCGTTCACGGCGTCGCCTTCAGGTCGTCGATGAACGCCATCCACGACGGTGGGTCGAAGGCGAGGATCGGGGAGGCGTCACCGAGCTTGGAGTCAGCGACCTGGACCGGGCCGCCGTCCTGGATCTTGACGATTGTGCACGCACCTGTCGAGCACCTCGTGGAGCGGCGCCACTGGCCCTGGGCGTCGTTGTTCATCGGGTTCCTTTCGGTGGGCAGGCGGGGGCTCGCTCGGCTCGGTCGTCGGCGGAGCAGCCGTTGGTGATCGGGATGAGGGCGGTGTCGTGGCGGACGAGGGGTAGTGCGATGGCGACGGCGACGTAGATGCCGACGAGGAGGGCGACGACCGCTACGGCCCGCTGAGACGGCCGAAGACGGGTCGAGGTATCCCCACCTACCACCCCAACCCGTTCGGCGGTCCTACGACGGCCACAGGGGGCAGGAAGGGGCATCGTGGCTCCGGTGGGGTTCATCCGGACTCCCCGTCATCCCGGAATCGCGCCTGCCGGTGGTGTGGCTCCAACTCGGCGATGGAAATCCGGTCGTCATCGTCGGACCACAAGATCCCCGTGACCGTGCCGTGGAGTTCGCCGACGGTGGGGCCGTGGTCGCGTTGGCAGCCGAGGACGACCCCGGACTCGTGGGCGATGCGTGGACAGTCGGGGTTGACGGGCTTCATCGGACTCCTCCAGGGCATCGGTGTTCGGGGTGGATCTTCATGGCGAGGGTGGCGCCGGCTTCCCGGTGCGGCTCACATCCGGGCCTCGGCACAACCAGCCCGCACGGCACCTCAGGGCAGTCGCACGGCTGGTCGGGGTGGCGGGGAACGTGCCAGACGACGGTGGCGGCTTCGGCCCGCACGTCCGCAGCGGTCTTCACGTCGTCACCGCCAGGGCCACCCGGTGCCGGTGCAGCCCGGCGCACGGCAGGCAGTAGCCGCGCCAGCAGATGGGGCAGGCGACATCGCTGTCGTGCAGCCAGCAGGCGGTGCACAGGTACACGGGTCAGCCCCTCATCGTGTCGAGCTGAGCGTCGGACTGGGTGAGGGACTCCCACGGTGTGGCCTCGATCCGGACGGTGCGCCGCATCTCCTCGAACCGGGTGCCTTCGGGGAAGTGCATCCGGCCGAACGCCTCCGACCAGGCGGCGATCGGGTGAGGGGTGCCGGTCAGGGTCTTGACGCGGCTGTCGTCGATGCGCCCGTCGGGGAGGTGCGCTCGGACGAACCGCTGAACGTATTCGGTGACGCCGGGGCGGATGTCGTCGGCAATGGGCTTGTCGGTCATGGCGGGCTCCGTTCGGGGTTTGAGGGTTTGGATGAGCGGGTGGGCGATGTCGGCGAAGTGTTGGGGGCCGGGGTGGGTCATGGCGGGCCGACCCGGCTGTTGATCTTTTTTGGCCGGGTCCGGAATCTCACGCCGGGGGTCTTATAAAGGACCCCCCCGGCGTGAGTTTTCCGGGACCAGAGAGCGTGAGTTTCCGTGAGAATTGGCGTGAGTTTCTGACCTGCGGAAACGTCAGCGACACATCGAGGCGTGACTTTCTCCGTGAGTTTGAGGCGATGATCTTGCGTGAGTTTCTTCCGTGAGTTTCTAATCGGCACCAGACCCACCAAAACGGACACGACTTCATTCCCCCCAACCGCGGTCGTCGGAGTCGTCTGACCAACTCGCAGGAGCCACCGCGAACCAGCGTGCAGCCTTCCCCCGACCCCCACCGGACCCGTGCTCTACCAGCAACCCATCGGCAACGAATTTCGCAAGCTTCCGACGGGCCTTCTCGACCTGAGCCGTCGACGGCTTCTCTGCAGAGAAGAGACAGGCGGCTGCCTCGTGGGCAGAAATGCCGGCCGAAGCCCCGCGGGCAAGAGCGATGACGTCGGTGTCCTCGTCGTGGAACACCTCCGAGATCCCCGTCTCCCGGTTGTGGCGCACCTTGAACGGGCCCACCTCGTTGAGGGGCTGCTTCAGGTGGGTGAGGTCGATGATCGGGTCGCCGGCCTCGCCCCACAGCATCACCACAGAACCCGCGCCTGAAGTCAGCCACGTCGACCCGTACACGCCCGCCAGGTTCTTCGGCTGCTTCCCGTCCACACCGTTCTTCACCACGTGGTGGAGCTCGGCGATCTGGATGCCCTCGGCCAACGCAAACTGGCGGGCGCGGTTGTATCCGGCCCCCACCTCGTCCTTGCTCAGGCCGATGGCGGCGTCCTTCATCGAGTCGACGAACAGAACCTCGGCCTCGATCTGGCGGGCGATCCGCACGAACGTCTCCGGATCGACCGCGGCATCGGTCGGGAGCGGGCCTGCCCAGAAGCGGATCATCTCGTCGATGAAGCCGCGTTCCTCTTCGCGGAACATCCGGCCGAGTGCCCGACGGGCCTGGGCTGGTCGGTCCATGGCGAGGTATCCGACGCGCTTCTTGGCGGCTTCGATGGGGAACCCGAGGACTTCTGACTGCAGCCCGACGAGGCCGCGTAGAAGCTGCCCGGCGATGGTCGTCTTGCCGACACCCTGCGGCCCGGCGATGATCAGCGACTCGCCTTCGGCCCACAGCACGTCGTCGCCTTTGCCCCAGATCGCGGGCGGGGTGTCGGGGATGTCGAGGAGGAACGAGCCGCCGGTGAAGACGCGGGCTGATTCGGCGACGGCCTTCTTCGCCTTCTCTGCTTCTTCGGCGGCGAACTGTTCCTTGGCGGCGTGCTGGGCACGGAGCCGGATCAGTTCCCGCTCGGTCGCTTCGGCGAGTTGCTGGGCGCGGCGGAGTTCCTTCTCGGCTGCTGTGGTGGCCTGCCATTCGACGTAGGCGGGGCTGTCGGTCGGCATGAGGCTGGGGTGTTTGGGCAGCGTCATGCCCATGCCGGCCCAGGGGTCGGCGTCCGGGATCTGCCAGTCCGTCATAGTCACCGGACCGGCCCTTCCGCGAGGAGGGCGGCAAGGCCGTTCAAGGCATAGGGGCTGCGGTTCAGTTCCGCCGCGAGCAGCGCCCTGAGGGCAAGGTCGGCCATGGTGTCGGGGACCAGGAGCCAGATAAACAGGTCATTGGGCAAGAGCGGCATTTCCCGGTCGCCCCATGCGTCGCCCGTCCGAAGGCGTTTGATGCCTGCCTGTTGGCACTCCCTGGCGGCGGCCAGCACGTCTGCCGTTGGCTGCCTGGCCCATTCGTCTTGCATGTAGTCGTCACGTTCGAGTCTCACCGACGCGATGTCGCCGTCGTAGTCCAGGACGATCTTCCGATCGAATGGCCGACGTGTGCGGTCTGCGGTGAACCGGTAGTTGATGGTGAACTCCGGCCGTCCTGGTCGACCGATCCCGCAGTTGACGATGGTGAGATGGCGGCTGGGCGAGTATGCACGCTTCCAGGAGTGGGTCACGTTGTGGCGCGGGTTCTCAGCTCTAATGGCTCGCTTCTCTGCCGCCTCTACCGACTCCCGGTCCGGGAAGTGCTCGATGCGGATGTCGGTGACCTTCAGCCACCAGGGCTTCTCTTTCGAGTGCGTTGCCCAGCGGGCTGAGGGGTCAAGAGTGAGGCCGACGTAGAGCAGAGTGCCGTGCCGGTCGTAGAACCGGTAGAGGGCGTGTGGCCGGTCGGCGAGGGGTGTGGTGGTCATGCGGCTTCACCGCCGCCCCAGACGGGCACGGGCCCGCCCCGGTATTCCTGCCGCCCGTGGAGCTCATACAACTGCCGGGCCCGTTCTTCGTGCTGCTCGCGCCGTGCCCGGATGTTGGCGGCGGCCTGCGACCTGACGCGCCGGTCGGCGGCGAGCCCTGCGATGTCTAGTTCGGCGGCCCGTACGGCGATGTCGTGGAGTGCGGCGGTGTAGCCGTGTGCCCGCCCAGCCTGGTAGGGGTCGCCTCCGGCGATGTCGCGGAGGGCCTGGGCGTATCCGGCGTCCCAGCCGGCGGCGCGGCCTTGTTCGAAGCCGTCGGTGTAGGCGGTGTCGGTGGCGGCTTGATGGCCGTCGGCGTAGGCGGCGAGTTCGGCGTCGGTGAGGGTGGCGACGAGGCGTGGGGGGTGGACGGCGGTCATGGGGCGACCTCCGTCGGGTGTTCACCCGTTGGGGTTGGGCATTCCCCTTGCCCCGGTGTACATACACCGGCTACGGTGTATGTACACCAAGCGAGAGGGGTACCGAGATGGCCACCAAGAAGATCCGCAAAGGCGACGCAGTCAAGTACCTCCGTCAGATCTGGGCCGTCGAGTACGTCAAGCCCGGCCAGGTCATGCTCGTCCGCGGCACCCGCCGCCTCCTGACCGACGAGGTCGACAAGCTCATCCCCGTTTCGATCAACGCCTGACAAGCAGAGAGACCGACCGACATGAAGACCACCCACGCCATCGGAGCCGACGAGCTCCGCGAAGGCCACACCCTCATCGGCGACTCGATCTCCCCGACCCGCCACGGCGCCGGAGCCACCGTCAACGCGGTTGAGACCTTCGGCGACCTGGTCCTCGCGATCGTCAACGGCCAGCCGGTCGAACTCCTCGCCCGTGAAACCGTCTACGTGGCGGCCTGACATGCCCGACCAGCCGAAAACCCCGCACTCGTCATTTCGCATCCCGACCGACCTGAAGACGGCGGCCACAGAGAAGGCAAAGGCCGAGGGCCGCGACCTGACGGCCGTCGTTGTGGAGAAGCTCCGCGAGTACGTCACGACGCCACCCCCACGGGCGTAACCGCGGCCCGAAGAAGTCGCCGCAGTGCGTACGCACCCTGTTGCCAGACAACTCCGTCTCCGAGGGCATGCAGAGCGGCGTTGCGGCCGACGTGGTCGGTGACCCAGCCGTCGGGCAGGCCCATCATGAACTCGACGAAGCGGGGCGATAGGCGTGGCTGGCCTTTCGATCCGGGTTCGGTCGGATCGGGCGCGGGGCGTCCGACGATCTGTTCCCAGCGGAGGATGGCGTCGCCGTAGCGGCCCCACCGGTCGGCGTGGGCGACGTCCGAGAGGGCCCAGCCGTTCGTCTGTGCTGTCGGGCTGACGCGGTGGCGGACTGCGGTGGCGTTGCGGGCACCGTTGGCGTCAGTGGTGACCGGTGTCGGAAGGAGCTCCATCACCGCCGATGGCAGCATGAGGTCGCCGGACGAGCCGCGCTGGTTCGGGCCACCTTTCGTGCCGTCGGTGGCTCGCGGGGTTGGCAGGAGGTTGACGACGGCGCCGAGCGGCAGCCCGTTGGCCCGTTCGTCACCGCGCCTCGCCCAATAGCCGGGGGAGCCTTCGCCTCGGCCGTCACCGTCCCGCGCTGTCGGCGTGGGCAGCAGGGCCACAGCGTCGTCGAGGTTGCGGCGACCGGATGGCATCCGGTCGCCGGCGAGTCGTGCAGACGGGGAACCCCGTTCGTCGCCGAGCCGTGGGGCGGGCGTGGGCAGCAGCGCCCCGGAGCTGGCGAGGCTGTCCAGCGACGGCCGCACTGCGGCACCCGCCGAGGCGGACTGGTTGCTGCCGTATGACGTGGCGGTCGGGGTGGGTAGCAGCGACACCTCGGTCCGCAGGTTGTGCCCGCCCTTGCGCCCGGAGTGGCCTGCCCCGGTTGTGTCCGAACTCGTCGGGGTCGGCAGCAGGTTCAGCCCGTCTGCGCCAGCACGACCTCCGACAGCGGTGGTCGCCACCCCGGCGACGCCCTGCGCCCGCTCGTGCCAGTATCGGACGCTTTCGGTGTCGGCAGCGTCGCGGGGCCAGGCGAGTACGAAGACCCGTTCGCGGCGGTGGCAGGCGCCGACGTCGGACGCGGCCACAGTGCACCATTCCGCATCGAACCCGAGGTCGGAAAGGTCTCCGAGTACGGCTCCGATTGCGCGGAGAACAGGTCCAGCTGGTCCGTTTCCCACATCTGCCGGTCCGGGTTCCACGTGGCTGTCGGCTGCATCTCGGTTCGCTTTCGTAGACAGGAGTGCCCGGACGTTTTCGATGAGGACGAGGCGGGGTCGGAGAATGGCTATGGCGGCGGCGATGTTCGACCAGACGCCGGAGCGGGTGCCGCCGACGGTGCGTTTCGGTGGCGGTCCGTCGGGGCTGGCTAGGTCGCGGGCGTTCAGCCACGCGATCGCGTCCTTGACGGCTTCGTCGAAGTCCCCGTCGTTCAAGGTTTCCCAGGGGTCGAACGCGCAGACCGACGCGCCCCTGGTCGTCGGGGCGGTCGAGTCGCGGCACGTCTCTGCTTGGTGGTCTGCCCATCGGCAGCCGCACTCCATCTGGCCAGCGGCCAACAGACGGCCGCTGGCCATGCCCGCCTGACGGCCAGCTGAAGAAATATCGGTGCATGGAAAACCTGCGGTAACGACGTCTGGGCGGGCTACCTGCGACCAGTCGACCTTGGTGATGTCGCCGAGGTTGGGCACTGTGGGCCAGTGGGCGGCGAGGATCTTCACCTTGTCGTCGTTGAATTCGGTGTGCCACAGGTGCTCGGCGGGCCCGAGGACTGCTTCGACGGCGAGGTCGGCGCCGCCGTAGCCGGTGCAGAACGAGCCGATGGTGTAGGTCATGCTGGCACCGCCTGGAATGCAGCGCATCCGCACCTGGCATTGAGGCAGGCGCCACGGAGGTTCCAGCCGTCGGCGGGTCCGTGATGGACGGCAAGGTGGGAGCACGCGCAGCGCGATGTCCAAATCGGCTGTCGTGAACCCGTTCGCGAATCGCGTGAGTGATCGAGATCGATTTTCTCGGCGGTGGCCTGTATCGTGTGCATCGTCTTGGCGCTCCTTGGTCGGTGGGTCAGACACAAGGGCCCTCGCGAGTGGTGATCGCGAAGGGCCCGTCCAATTTCTCTGGACGGGCTACCGTTACGGGTCTACGAGCAATGCCAGGGCGTGAGCGATCCGGTCGAACTCTTCGTCGACCGCGGCGGACTTCCGGTCGAGCGCCTTCGCTGCGCGGACCTCGGCGCTGCGGCGGGCGGCTTCTTTGGCGAGTTTGCTGCGGAGTTCCTTCAACTTGGCGGCGACGACGTCGGGGTGCAGGTCGCCGTCGGGGTTGACCTGCTGTTCGAGCCGGCGGCGCCATTCAGCGCGGGCGGCTGCGGTCCGGGCGCGACGCTTGTCGGTGTCGTCGGCGATCAGGTCGTCGAGGATGCTGGCGTTGGTCATGGGGGTCTCCGATGGGTTGGAGCCCTCGGCGGTGCGACCCTCGGCACGCCTGCGACCTGGGTGCTTGCCCCGGATGGGGGGAGGTCGCTAGCGTTTGCGGTGACTGGGATACCTGTTGGCGCAGGTCCTGGTCGGGTCGCCCCACGTCTGGGCGGTTCTGTTTTGGGTTGGGGCGGACGTCCATCCGTGGGCGTCCGCCCCTTTGGGAATTACACGGGCGTAAGCCCTGTACGTCTACCGGGCAGCGTAGTCGACTGAGGTGACTTAGCGCTACCCGACTGCACCCCTGCTTTGAGATTCCGACACATGACATCAATGTCAGGCGTGCCTCGTATCCCCGTTACGGGACAACGCTTCCGACACCGGAAGCAACCGCAGGCCACCCGCCACGAGGCCGAGAGGCACGGGCCGAATGTCACGCAGCGTGACAACGATGCCGGACGGGACCGACCCAAACCGGTCGCCAGCGAACGACACCGAACACCAGCGCACCCCCAGCCAGCAAACCCCGCCCAGCCCGTCACCGAGCGCAGTCAGAACAGAAGGCCGCGCCGATGCCCCAGATGTACGGCGTGCGCCCGATCCCGCGCCCCCAACCGCCGGTACAACCTGCACAGATGCGTCTTCACCGTGTCGACCGACACCCCGAGCCGTGAAGCGATGTCCTCGTTCGTGCGGCCCTGAGCGATGTGCCGCAACATGTCAAGCTCCCGACGCGTCAGATCAGTCTGCGGCTCCAGCCGGATGAACGCCTCGCCTTCGGTGTCGATACTGATCCCGCTCACGCCGCCTCCTTGATAGAAACCGCCGCTGTCGCCGGACGCCCCGGCGTGAAAAAGTCCCGCACCGCGCGGGCATACCGTTCCGCCGCACCGATCGGCACATGCCCGTCGCACACGTCGTCGACCAGATCAGGTGCCCACCGCCGGATCAGGACCGCCTGCTGCAGGTTCGTCAAACTCGCCCCGAACTCTTCGGCGGCATCGCGGTGCCCGACACCTCCTCTGACCGCGTCGACAGCGGCGAACAGATCCCGCAGGTTGTAGCGCCGGCCCGAACCCTGCCAGCTGAACGGCTTCGCGTACCACTGCGGCGCCTCGGGGAAGTCCCGCAGGTCGAACGGGTCCCCGTCGTCGACCGTCCACGCGGCCCGCTCGGTCGGGGTGAGGCCCCCGCGGATTCCGTGCTCGTCGTCGGTGTCAGCTGCGGCGATCAGGCAGTCCACCCGACGCCGGCATTGCAGGCAGGCGAGTTTCGCGGCGGCCACAGCGTCGGTGTAGTGGGAGCCGCCCTCTTCCTTGTCGGCACCCCACCAGTCCGGGTTGTTCGCCGGTCGCCGGCACGGCACCGACCGGTCATTGGCGAAAGACACGCGGGCGGGGATGGTCATCACGCCGCCTCCCGCAACGAGTCGACCTCAGCCCGGACCCGGCGCCATTCGATCGGCGGTACGCCACCCGAAGGCATCGGCTGTTCCCCGACGAGGACACCGATCGGCACCCCCAACGCCCGTGACAGGCCAGCCAGCGTGTGCAGGCTCGTCCCGGCAGGCTGCTGCCTTTCCAGCGACCGCACCGTTGTCATGTGAACCCCGGCAAGGTCGGCGACCTGTTGCCGGTTGAGGCCTTGCGCCCGTCGTAGTTCCCGGACTCGCTGGCCGACTGTGCGCAGCAGCGGCTTCGTGTTCATGCCGCCACCTGCCGGTCCGCGAAGACTTCGGCAACCAGCCTTTCGATCCGGGCTCGGCCTGCCTTCCACCGTTTCGCCAACGTCGACGTCGACAGTCCTCCGGCGTGGCGACGGACGACCTCCCGCTGCTCGGCGTCAGTCAGCGCATCCCATCTCCGAACGCCCTGTTCGAACTGCTCCAAGGCGACCCTGTCGGGGCCGGCGACGTCGTCACGGCTCCAGTCGTATGGCTCGGCGGTCGGGTCGTCGATCGAAGTTTCGGACCACGCCTCCGGCGGATCCCAGCCGCGCCGTTCCGCCAGCCGCCGTACCCACGACGACCCGCCGTCAAGCGGGGCCAACTCGTCGTACAGCGCCTTGACTCTGACGTAGGAGGACCGGTGCACCTGAGCTGCGTGCGTCCACTCCCACAGGACCGAGTGGTGGTAACCGAGCCGATCGGCGAGGGCACCCTGGGTCCAGCCTTCGCACATGAGAGCACGGATGCGGCGGCGGGTGCCGACCCCGTCCATGAGCCACCGGTCGGTCGCCGTGGCGGTGACCGACAGAATCCGACGGGCGACACGAACCATGCAATATTTGCGGTTCTTGTCGTACATGAGGGTGCTGAGGCGGCTGGTTTTGTATCCGGCGGCGGCGGCAATGTCGCACAGCCGCATGCCTTCGGCGCGTAGGCCCTGGATGTGGGCGCGGACCAAGGCGATGGAGTAGTAGGCGCCTGCCGCGCCTTCGGGGGTTTTCCGCCAGTGGTAGCGCTCCCGGTTGTAGCGGCGGCATTCGAGGCAGCCGGCCTGGGTGCGGCGGGCGGTGTGGGTGGCGCATGGTGTGGGTCGGTTCATGTGGTGCTCCGGATGGTGCTGGTCGGTGTTGGGGATAGGTTGGGCGCCGTCCGCCGGGCTGGGCGACGCCCCGGTTCAGGCCGCGTACCGGATGACGGTCCGCGTGGTGACGTTGAGGTGTTGGGCGATCCGCCAGACGGGCCAGCCGCGCTGCCTCAGTGCGACGGCGGCCTGTTTGCGTTCACCGGCGGTCAGGGGCAGGCGGTGTCCGTCTTCGACGACGAGGGTCACGGCGACCGGGTCGATGTCGTTGACGACGAGGGACAGGTGTGGGTTGCGACCGGCCCGCTGGTAGGGCTTGTTGTCGCGTCGCCATTTGGCCCGCATGTCGGCGACGGCGGCGGGGCAGCGGCAGCCGTGACGCTGGTAGGCGTAGTAGTTGCTGCCGTGGGTGGTGGCGGTGCAGGTCGGGTCGGGCATGTCCTTGTCTTCCGTGCTTCGAGGGGTGGTGTCGGGCTACGAGGGGTTCGCTATGACCTTGTCGATGTCGTCTTCGTCGTAGCCGTACGCTTTGAGCCGTTCGACAGCGGCGTCATGCCGTTGCTGGTCGGTGGCGCCGGGGCACACCCACTGTCCGCACCGCAGGCACTGTGAGGGTTGGCCGAGGACGGCGCAGGCGATGTTCACGACGCCACCCCGATCTGTTCGGCGACCTGTGCGGCCACGTCGTCAGGCAGGTTCCACGGCACCGACAGTTGGCCCCGGACCGGCCCGACCGGCTCGTCCAGGGCAACAACGTCGGCCAGCACGATGTGCCACGCGGGCTTCCCCGAGTACCAGCTGTCTCCCCACGGCGCGCAGCACGCCTCCATCGGCACCCGCGGCCACTGCGCTTCGTGGCAGCCGGCGATGGTGGCGACGGCGATCACCTTGCGGAACATGAAGCTGAAGTCGGTCGGGACGACCTCGCGGCAGCCGGGACCCCACCACCATTGCCGGATGCGCGGGTCGGCCCCACCTTCTTTCGACCAGGTGGCGGCGGCGTGGATGGCGACCCGTTCACCGATGTGGCGGTCGTGGATCGGGCGACCCCGATTTTCGACGAGCTTGGCCGAGGCGCGTATGGCTGCGGCGTACGGCAACCTGATCGTGATGGCGTTCACGCCGCCACCTCGTGTCCTGCGCGGCACCGGTCAACGAACTCCAGCACTGCGGCGGTGGCCGGGCAGCCACCCTCAACGAGTCCCCGGATGACGTACTCGGTCAGTTCCTGTTCCGGTGTGACGACGTGCCCGTTGAGGCTGCGACTGAACGGCTGCCCGGCCTGGTGGGTGCGGAACCGGTCGGCGACGTCGTGGGCCCAGGTGACGACCTCGGCCGGCAGGGTTGTCACGTCGGCCTCGGCTCGTGGTAGGTGTCGCGTTCGCACCGGAACCAGCCGTGCCGGTCGGCCCAGCCGTTCCCGGTGTCGCGTATCGGCCTGGTGCAGTACCGGCACCGGTCCGGATATTCGGGCTCCGGGGGTGTGGTCTGCCCGGCCCCTGTCGTGGCGTGGGTCACCGGTCGTCATCTCCTACGGCTGCGCCGCGATCGGCGTCGTGATCGGCCTGCTCGTCGTCGGTCACGGCGGCGGCATCGAGTACGTCGGCGTAGTGGTCGGTCATGACGCACCCACCGACGCACGCTGCCGATCGATCGCTTCGAGAACCTGCGCGGTACCGGCGTTCTCGGGGCGGGCGAGGACCCGCAGCACCCATTCGACGAGTGCCGAGTCGCGGTGGTCACGGGACGGGTACATGGCCAACTCGTGCTGTTCGAAGTTGCGGTAAGCCTCGGCGGTCTGGCCGGCCCAGGCGTGAAGGTTGACGTCGGTGGTCATGAGATCCTTCTTGTCGGGGTTCAGGGCGGCGGCGCGGTGACCTCGTCGTGGTCCACGCCGCCGCCCGCTCGTAATGTCAGGCCGCCACGTATGTCTGGGCGAACACGTCCTTGCGGATGATCCAGAACTCGCCGACGGCGCCGTGGGCGACCAGGTCACCGGGGCCGGCGGTGTGCCGGTCGACGTCGGTCCCGGATTCCAACGTGCCGACACCGAGCCGGCCGTTGTCGAGCACCTTGTAGTGGCAGCCGTTCGCCTCCAGCCAGTCGAGGACCGGGCGCGGGTTGGCGGGGTCCCACGGGAGGGCCTGGATGGTGGCGGTCTTGCGGTACGTCTGCGGTTCGGTCATTGCTGTTCTCCTTGTGCTGGTTGTTCGGGGTGGCGGTTCAGGGTTGGAGGATGCGGCGGATGGCTTGCGGGATGTCGTCGCCGGACTGGCGGAGTACCTCGTCCCAGCCGAGGGCGTCGGCCCGGTCGACGAGGTCGAGGACGGCCTTGACCCGGTCGGCTTCCTTCGCGGCGTCGACTTCGACGGTGAACGCGATGACCGTCTCCTCGTCGCGTGGATGGATTTCCGCCCAGTCGTCGAAGGTGCGCGGACCGGCGCCGCGGTCCTCGATGCCGTTGCGGCTGGCGTAGTCCTGCCACGCGATGGCGAGCACCTTGTGCAGGTCACCGACGGTGCAACCGGCGGCAACGCCGTACTCGATACGGCGGACGACGATCTCGCGGTGGGCGTAGGTCGTCACGATGCCACCGCGGCGTTCACCTCGTCGTACTGCCGGATTGCGGTGGAGATCGCGTTGCACGCCCACAGGAATTCCGGAGTCCAGCCGGATCCGTCCTCAGTGCGGCACCGGTCCCGACCACCGATGACCTTGTCAGCCCAGTACTCGGGGTTGATCCGGTTCGGGTTGTCGTCGGCATCCATGCCGGTCGCGCGGAAGAAGTCGAACAGACCAGTCGTGTGGGCGAACGTGAAGCCTTCGCCACGACCGGGGGTGAACATCAGCCGTCCAGCGCTCGTGACGATCTCGAACCAGTCGGACGGGTTACTCGCCGATTCGGAGCGGAGGTGGCTGTAGGCGCGGCCGTCGTGGAGGACGGTCAGTTGGTGGTAGTCGGTGTCGGCGGCGAATCGGGTGGCGCCGTATGGGTCGTGGGTCATCGGTGTCTCACTTCTTCCGGCACTTGGCGGTGGTGGCCGGCTGCGGGGCAACCCCGCCGCCGCCGGTTCCGGGCTTGGTCTTGGAGTTCTTGCCGGTCTTGGAGCCGGACTTGCCCTTCGATCCGCCCCTGGCGCCACCGCCGCCCTTGCCACCGCCGGAGCCGCCGCCGGGCTTGGTGAACGTCTGGGCGGTCGCGGAGGCCTTCTTGCACTTCTTGGCGTCGTGGTCGTCGTCGGAGCAAGCGGCGAGGGGCGGGAGGGCGAGGAGGGCAGCCACGGAGATGGCTGCGATGCGGGACTTCACTGGTTCTCCTTGTTTCCGTTGATGAAGGCTTCGATAGTGTCGAGGTGCTCGGGCTGGAGGCCGGTCCGCTCGTCGGGCCGGATCAACAGCGCCTGACCGTCGGCGGTCAGCGCGCGGTGCAGATCCGACGACTCGTCGGGGGCCTCGGTGTCGTCGGTCCAGATGAGCTTTCGGCCCTCGGCGAGGACGTCTTCGGCGGCGGCCAGCTTCGCTTCCTTCGCGACGTAGCCGTTGCAGTAGTCAGTCCACGATGTGCCGAGTTCGGGCAGGGTGAACGCCTGCTCCAGGACGGCTGTGTCGCCACACCATGTGGTGCACCAGCGGATCTCGACCTGTCCCGCGCGGTGGATGTTGCGGATGCGGCGGATCAACTCGGGGGCGAACCGCACCCGGAACTCGCGGCCGATGTGGTTGGACCAGACCTGCCGCTGGGTGGGCGCGGCACCCCAGCCGGGTCGGTTGGCGTTGATGACGCCGTCGACGTCAAGGAGCCACACTGGCCGCTGGTCGCCGGCGCCTTTGGGCTGCTGGCCGGATCCGCGACAGTTCGTGTACTTCTGCCCGGCGGCGCCGTGGACGCGCAGGGTGCCGTCCTTCTTGAGGGTGCGGATGTTGCCGCAGACCCGGCAGGCGCCGACGGTTTTGCCTGCCGGTGGCTCGTATGTGCGTGGCATCTGACGTGCTCCGAGAGGTCGTAATGAGATGCGGATGTCTCGACTTTACGAGACATAGACATCCGGATGCAAGGGTCTCTAAACTTTGGGACATGCCGATCCCGACACTCCCGTGTGAAACACTCAGCCCCGTGGCAAAGCCCAAGAGCGACGAAGCGCTGCGGCGCGAAAAACTGATGCTCGACGCCCTCGCGGCCCGAGACCGTGCCGCTGCCACGCTTGAGAGGCGGCGGGAGGAACTGGCCGCCGCGATCGTCGACCTGTTCCGAACCGGCGAGTACAAGGCGGCCGAGATAGGCCGGAAGGTCGACTACACCCCGGAACACGTGCGCCGCATCCTGCGTGCCGCCGGGATTCAGGGCGACCCGACGCGACTGACGCCCGCCCAACGCGCCGCCCAAGCGGCCCCCGAGACGGAGACGGGCCGGTAGCTTCACCGGCCCGCCCTGTCGCGCACCGCCGGTCACAACGACGCCGCCTCAGGTCGCAAGAGCCGCGTCGTCCGCGACTCCGGTTCGATGTGGACCACGGTCAAGCCCCGCCGTCGGGCCTTCTCGACGCACGAGTACGTACCGCCAGTCGTGGCTGACGCCCGCAGAGCGGCCACGGCCACCCCGGACGTGGCCCGCAGCATGGCGTCGTTGCGGGCGTGGAGGAGCCGGATCACCTCGAATCTGCGGCGCCCAGGGTCGACGTTGTTGAGGTCGCCGACGGTGTGGGCCTCCGTGGCGCGGGCCAACAGCTTCGACCATTCCTCCCGGTCCGGTTCGGGCCACCGGTCGGGCTGCTGCGGGAACGGCACGTAGGCGTGCAGCGCCAGCCCGGCGTCGAGGGCGACCTGGGCCCACGTGGTGTCGACACCCAGCGCCATGCCGGAGATCGCAACGGTCGTGTCGTGCACGTCGCGTAGCCACGCCACACAGTCGGCCAGCCGGCCCCGCACCCAGTCCGCCTCCTCGGCGGCGAGCTCACGGTGGCCGGTCACCATGACGGCGGGCCAGACGTCAGACATGGCCCCGCAACCGCTCATACAACGCCGACATTCCGGCTTCGAACTCGGCGATGCTGGGGTTCGCCAGCCGCCGCGGCAGGTTCACCACCAGCTGCGTGTTCGCCAGCGACCCCACCGGCACCGTCACCCGCTCGGTGTTCTTGCCGAGGTCGGCGGTCCGCCACGCCGCGTGGTGGGCTTGGGCGTCGTTCTTCCACTCCAGAAGCAGCGGATCGGTGCAGGTACGGCACGTGCCGCCACACTCACACGGGGCAGGGGCAGGCTTGGCTTTGATCACGACGAGCCTCCGAGGTCGGTGATGGTGAGGATGATCTGGCCGAACGGGCACCGTTTCGGGTCGTCGACCTTCGGGCCGAGCTCGATGTGTGGGCCGTCCAGATGTGCCGGGGTGTCGTCGGCGATCAGCCCGTGCCCGGGCTGAAACGACTCCTGCCCAGCCCGTGCCCCGCGCTTGATCTGCTGCCTGAACTCGGGACCGAGGCCGTCGACGGCAGGCTTGACGACCAGCGGGTAATAGTTCAAGGCGTCTCGGTCGCCGCGCTTGTCCGGGAACCGCAGAACAAAGTCAATCCGCACCCGACTCAGCCCGCGCGGCAGCTTCGCCGCCTTCGCATGTACGGCGAGGGCTTGCCGCCACGACGCGGTGAGAGCGTGCCGGGTCCGCCAGTAGACGCGCACATTGCCGGAGAGCATCCGATCGGGTGCCGGGAACGTCAGCGTCCACGTCGTCCGGCCCCCATTGTCGACGCCGGTGGTGTAGGTGACGGGTGCAGTGTCGGCCACGACGGGCTTCGGGCGGCGCTTACGCCGAGGGCGGGCAGCCTTGGCAGCATTCACGGCTTTGGTGTCCTGGTCGGCGAACAGGTCCATCTGGACGGTCACAGGATGTCTCCAAACAGGAAGTAGCCGACCTGGACTCCGAGCCCCAGCGCGGCCAACGTGAGCGCCGACCCGGCCGCCATGGCGGAGCCGACAACGATGAGGCCACGGCCGAGGCGCTCCCCGTCGAGGGAGTTGACGGCGGCGTGGAGGCGCTCATCCAAACGGTCGAGGGTGGTCACGGCGTCGCCTCCGACGGCGCCCACGCCGGCACCAGCAGCGTCGGCCGGACGCCCCCGTTGAGCCTGGAGAGCGCGGTGGACGTGATCGGGTCGCCGATGAAGCCTGCCGTCATCCAGCGGCGCACGTACTTGACCATGACCGCGCCGTAGTGCATGCGCACCGTCGAACCCGACGGCAGCCGCGACAGATAGCGGGCCACGGCGGCGTGGCCACGTGACGGGACGTGGGACGGGCGGAACGTCACGGCGACACCACCTGCAGCGGCCACGACGTGTTCACGCCGTCCGCCCGTTCGAGGAGCTCATCGGCTTCGGCGCGCAGCGTCGTAGCCAGGTCGAACTCGTCACGATCGGCGGCACCGTCGGCCTCGTGGCGCTTCTCCATGACCACCTTGCGCCAGTGGGCGGCCAGGCCTTCCGACTGCTCTTGGTACCACTCACGTTGCGCGTCGTGGAGCTCCCGCAGCGACATCGCCCCGAGCTCGGCGAACGCCTTCACGAAGTTGTTCGGGTACCGCCGCTCGGCATACTCGGCGCGGATCTGGCCCGGGGTCATCTGGCAGCGCTGCCCGATGCGGTACAGGACACGGCCGGCGGCGAGGGCGTCGAATTCCGAGTCGTGGGCTCCGTCAAGTTTCACGCGGTAGACCTGACACGCGGTCTCCAGCGTCCGCTTGCCCGGACGGTAGCGGTCAATGCGCTTGTCGATCACGAACGGATCTAGCACTACCGCATCCGCAAGAACATCACCGAACGGGTCCAGCCCAAGCCGGACCGTCTCGCACGCCAGGACCGTGTTGTCGTAGCAGGCGTTGAACGCCACCAGCGGGACGCCCGCCGCGACCGCGCCGGCCAGGTAGCCGACGATTTCCGGCAGGACGTCCGCGATCGGCTTACCTTCGGCCCGCACCCGCTCGGTGGTGTAGCCGTGCACCTCGGCCGCCTCGGCAGGTACGTCGACACCAGCGTCGACAACCCATGACATGACCTCGGTCGGCTTACCACCTCCGACAAACGCGACGCAGGCAGTGACCAGACGCGCCTCGGCTGGATCGGGGGCGGTGGTCTCTAGGTCCCAGCACAGCCAGCGTTGGGCGGGGTCGAACCACGTCATGATCCACCGCCGTACCGCTGCGCCCACGCGAGCAGCGCGGTGCCGAGCTGCTCGGCGTCACGCGGGTCGAGAACGGCGCCGTCAGTGTTCGGCTGGTAGACCTCCACCCTCGGCCGGTCACGGCGCGAGGCGTCGAAGTCGAACACCACCAGCCCGAACCGAAGCTTGAACCATTCGGTCATCTCGACCCGCATCACGCCTGCTCAACGCCGTCCTGCGGCGGCACCAGCGCCCGAGCAGCCGACCGGATCTGCGCGACCTCGTCGGCGGTGAGCTCCTTGCGCGACTCGATCCGCCGACCGATGACCTCGGCGATGAAGTCCAGCTGCACCGCCTTGTCCTTCAGGTTCGCCTCGTTCAGGGTGGCGAACATGGCGGCCAACTGCCGCTGGTCCGGCATGATCGGGCCCTCGACGGCGACGTCCGCCGCGGGCGGCTCAACCGGTCCCGGCTGCGGCTCGTCGAGGACCTCCCGTGCGGACACCCGCCGCGGCGCCGGCCGGACGTCGACCTCGCCGCCACCGTCGCCGACCTCCTCGGCCGTGTACGGCATGCCCATGATGGCGTCGGCGGCGATCCACCGGCACACCTCCGCCGTGGCCCGCGCCACGAGCATCGCGCCGGGCTGTTGCTTCCACTGCGCCTTCTCCGTCAGGCCCATCCGCTGGGCGCGGGCGACGTCCCACACCGACGTTTGCCAGTCCTCGTCGCCCTTGCGGCGGCCAACCACAACGGCCCTGTCCGGGTTCGACTCCTTGATTACGACCTCGTGTCCACGAGACTGAACGATTGCCCGCAACGTCACCGCCTTCGGGGCGGGCGTGCCCTGAATCACGTCGAAGGCTCGCAGCGAGGCCATCGGCGACAAGCCGACCTCGGCCCCGGCGATGATCGCCGCCGTGGCCTCTTCTACCCGTCCGCGGTAGGCGGCAGGGGCGAACTGGGTGGTGCACAGCCGGTTCGCCAATGCGAACGCGGCATCAGCGGCCTGTGCCCACTGAATGAGTTGGGCGGAGGCGTGGTCGGAGTCGTCGGGCAGGGTGACAGCGTTGTGGTTGTTGGTGCGCAGGGCGACAGTCACAGCAAGTCCAATCAGGTTGGCGGGCGGGTCAGAACTGGTTGTCGTGGGCGCGCTCAACCCAGCCGGGTAGCGCGATTTCCTGGATTTCGTTGTTGGCGAAGTCGGGCCACTCGCCGGACTCCTGGCAGGCGGCGAAGACTTCGATTGCCTGCCGATTGATCGACCGCCCGTATGCGATGGCCCGGTCATCCGGTTGCCACGTCGTGATCAGGTACGGCGGGGTCTTCATCTGTGCCACGAACACAAAGGCCGCGTCGTCGTCGACGAGGCCGAGAGCCTGCGCTCCGTCGAGATACCAGGGCGCCTGGCCGGCGTAGCCGTAGTCGACGAGCGTCTTCGACAGGCTGGCCAGATCGACCTTGGCGAGGCCCTTGAAGTCGACGATCATCGGTCGTCCGGTGCCGCCGTTGCGGAGCCAGTCGAACATCGCCCGACGCCACACCCCGGTCTCGGCGTCACACCAGAAGATCGGCACCTCAGGTTCGCCGGTGCCGGCACCGAACAGCCGCGACGCCAACGGGTGCGCCCGCAGGGCGGCGGCCATGTCGAGGACTACCTGGTAGTCCTTGGCGAGCAGCGGCACTTTTCCCTCGGCGTAGGCCAGCTTCTGCTGCGCCTGGGCTTCCGACGTGCGCCAGTTGTCGAAGCCGACCTTCACGAGCTCGGGCCCGACACCGAGGACCATCTTGTGGGCGGCGTGGCCGAAGTCGAACGTCTTCTTGTGTGGCTGCCCGTGGTCCCGTTCGTGCTTGAACAGGGCAGGGCATGACGGCGGGAGGAGCTTCTTGACGCCGGACGACGACAGGCTGCCCTCGGGCACAGGGTCGGCGTGGTAGGCCTCGGCGGTCATCGGGTGAATGCCCGGCTCGGTCACCACCACTGCGGGCTCGGCGACGGCGGTCACGCGTTGACCTCCACCGTGCACACCCACGGAACCCCATAGATGGCCGAATACGTCTCGGCAGCGGCCCGCAGATCTGGGGTCTGGTAGTCGACGGCCACAATCTTGTCGACCACATCGCCGACCTTGTCCACGACCCGCAGTCCGGTCGTCGACTGGTTCGGCAGCCGGTATGGCTGGATGACGACAAGGCGGGTCACGGCTTCGCCCCCGGCCGCATCACGCCGATAACGTCGGCGATCGTCGTCAACTCCCGGTCGGCGTCAACCACCGCCTTCGCCGCGGCAACCTTCGACTCGGCCACCCCCACAACAAGCCCGGCCAGCCACGCACCGACCCCACCGATCGCCGCACACGAGATCAACACATGCGCCTGACCGGCAAACGACTCGGTGAACGTCGGCCACGACCGGACCAGCCAGCCGACAAACGCGAACACGAACGCCACCGACGACACCACGGGGCGGGCGCTCATGCCGCACGCCTCAAAAGTTCGTCGACCGCCGACTCGAACGACACCTCCGTGCCGAACGGCACCCAATACGCTGTCCGGGCCAGAAACCGGTCCAGCGCACCTTCCGGCACCACAAACGGCACCACCCCGGCCGCCGGACGGATCAGTGTCAGGCCCGGGTCGGCGCCACGGAACGGGCGAACCTCCACGCCGTCGGCCGAAGCCACATCGACAGTCAGCCCGCCCGACAGCATCCGCCGGTCGACATCCCAGTGGCCGCCACCGATCGCGGCACCCTGCGGGGTACCGAGGAGCAGGGTCACCACCGTCGGGGTCGCCACATCCCAGCCGAGGAGCAGTGTGTGGCGGACACTCCGCCGGTAGGCGACCGTCCCGGCGGAATACGTCCACTGCCGACGGGTCGCGGCGGTCACCGGACACCCGCAAGGGTCCGCGCCGGCCACGCCTCGTCGACGGCAGTGTTGCACCACGCCATCCGCGCCACCGCCGTATCCGGGTGGCGGGCGTACTCGGCGGCGACAGCACCGGCACAGCCACGCACCCCGAACTGGCGGATCGTGGCCTTCACCGTGGCTCGAACCTCAACGTTGGTGGGGTGCTGTGACCGCTGCAGCGTGGAGGCGAACAGGGCCTCAGCCCGCGCCTCGTGAAGGTTGGAAAACATCAAGCCCTCCTCGGGCGGCTCGGGTTGGTGTCGGCAAGAACCTGTTTGGCGAGCGGGCTGCCGAAACGGGCAAGAAAAGCAGCAATGTTCACGGCGATGCGAAGGTCGTCGACGGCGACGAGACGCGGGCGGCTACTCGTCATCACAGGCCTCGCTCCGCAAGTCGTCGGCCACGTCCATGTCGAGCTCGACGCGTAGGCACGGGATGCACGTGCCGAGAAGGTTGTCGACTGGGTGACCCGCCGAGCAGGTGGCGACCTGGCGGCGCTGGGTAGGGATCGTCGGGGCGTTCATGCGATGCCGTCCGTGGAACGACGCAGCTTCGCAGTGCGACGGGCACGGGCCTCGGAGATGTCAGTGACGCCACGGATCGAGCCCAGCGGCGGCCGGTTGTCCCGCTCCTCTTGCAACACGGGACGGAGCCGGAAATGGGTACCGGCCTGGGCGGTCGCGACCAACGCCTTCTGGGTGTTCTCCCACCGCACCGCGAGACGTGACTGGGCGGCACGGATCTCCGGCTGGTTCTGCACCTGCGCCACCTGCTCGGCGGGCGTGTCCGGGCGGCAGGGGCAGGTCGGCGGATGCTGCTCGTCCGGGACGCGACGGATGACCAGACGGTGCTGGTGGTAGACCGACCAGCCGAACTCGGTCAGCCGCATGTTGCGGGCGTAACCGTCGTCGGTGTAGCTGACGAACCGGAGGATCCCCTTCGCCTCCAGGGCGTTCGCGGACTGCCGCTCGGCCGCGTCGCCATGGAAATGCGATGTCGGCGCCTGGTACCGCCCACGGTTCGCCGCAGCCTGCTCGATCAGTTCGGCCTGGTTCTCCGAAAGCCGCACGCCCTTCGGTGTCGGCTGCTTCGCGGCCTTGACCGGGATCGCGGCGGCGGCCTCCGTCTCCGCGTAGTAGCCGGCCGGCATCTGGCGCCACGTCCGGCGGCGCCCCTGCGCCCGGAACAGCGCATCCGCAGCGGCGAACTGCGCCTCGGTCCAACGTGCGATCCGCGCCTTGCGGGCGGCGTGGGTGGCGACATGGGCGAAGTTCCCGCCGCCGGTCGACCGGCAGTCCTCACCGGCATGCGCGTTGCACTTGGTGGCGCAGGAGACGGTGAGGACGGCGTACGGGTACCGGGCCATCAGCAGGACGACATCGGTGGCGAGCGCGGCGGTCATCGGGTCACCGCCTCTGCGGCCCGAGCGGCGCGCTTCTCGGCGGCGAGCTTGCGGCCGAACGCCGTGTCGCGGCCGTTGTCGGTGGCGTCGCGCCAGTAGACCGACTCGGCCTTGATTGGGCCGTCGTACAAGTCGGGGACCTCGGTCGGTGTGGCAGACTGCGGGATCATCGGTACCGCCGTCCTTTCGTCGGGTTGATCTGGTGGTGCCGAAGGGCTCCTCGTCGGTGGCAGCCGGTGAGGGGCCCGGCCTTTCGGGTCAGGCGACGACGGACAGGTGTCGCGCCGTTGGCAGGCGGGCTTCGAAAACGCCTTCAGGAATTCCGCCGAAGATGGTCATGACCTGCGCGACTAGGCTGCTGCTGACGACGTACTCGCGGTCGACGCTTATCCGGTAGCAGGTCGACCGGTTGACGCCCAGGAAATCCGCGCAGAGCCCAGTTCCGACGGAGTCGGCGGGCACTTCGAGCCGCTCAGCGACTAGGCGGACAAGCACGTCGTAGTGGACGTGGAGGGTGGCCTTGGGTGCGTTCTCGCGCGGCCCGCCGCCCTTGGCGGCGAGGTTGTAACGCGGCCAGTACTTCCGAATCGCTGCGGTCTCAGCGGCCCGCGCTTCGACTTCACTGTCGAAGACCTCGTAGGTGAGGACCAGATCCGGGCGCCACCAGGGGGATTCCCGGCGGTGCTTCCCGATCCGCTCGACGAGGCCTGAGCTGTAGCCGGCGTAGAGGTATCTGCCGTCGGTGTCGCGGTACATGTAGGCGACGTGGTAGACGGTGTTGTCCATCAGGCAGGCGTCGCACTCGTCGAGGTCGGCGGGCGGGTCGAAGTAGAGGTTGGCGCGGGTCAGGTAGCCGCCGCACACTGTCTGGGCGTGGGTTGTGATTCCGCCGTGTGGCGCTGCAACCACGGTCGTCCGGTGGAGCATCTTGCCGGGGCCGGAGAGATCCGCGACCCAGGCTTCGGGCGCTTCGGTCCACGCCGAAGCGTTTCTGGGTAGCTTCTCGATCGGCGTGCGTGTCGCGGGCATCTCATGCCGCCCGGTCGACAGTGTTGCGGCGTTCGACGTTGAGGAACGACAGGAAGTCGACGCCGGCGTCGGAGCAGGCGGCAAAGAAGGTGTTGGAGGGCAACGTTTCACCCTCGCGGATGCGGGTGATCGTCGTCCGCTCTGTTTCGAGGAGCCGGGCGATCTCGGCGTCGGTGGTGGCGTTATGGCGCGCCATCTCGGCGGTGAACCGCGCCGAGTCGACGACGAGGACGCGTCGGCCTCGGTAGGTCTTCCGATCGGTCATGCGTCCGTGCCGTGCACTCATGCAACAACCGTACTTGCATGCGTGCACGCACGCAAGCAGCACTGCCAGATCGCTCGGTTGCAATTCCGCAGGTCACCCGCACGGGGCTACCGTGGCACCTATGACAGCGACATCCCTCGATCAACTCGGCGGGGCGCCGTGACCCTCACCCGAGATCCCCGAACCCGCCAGTCCCCCACCGCCAGTCGCAATCCGGTAGCGTGCATGCATGCACACCCGCAGGCGGGAGGCGGTATGAGACCCTTCGGCGACTGGCTCGCTGACTACATGCGCTCGCAGAGTCCACCCATCGAAAGACCCGAACTCGCACGACGCAGCGGAATCGACGCCGCAACCCTCAGCCGGTGGATCCGCAACGAGAGCCGCCCGACTCCGGACAAGCTCCGGCTCGTCGCCCCGGCCCTGCGCATCGACTACAGCCAACTACTCAGCCTCGCCGGCTACGGCGCACCCACCGACGCTGCCACCGTTGCGGTGCCCGTCAAGGAGACAGATCCGCTCGCCGCAGAGCTCGACCGCATGCTCGACCAGAACTCCCCCCTTGGGGAGGAACGGCGGCAGCGGTTGCGGCTCATCGTCGACCAGGTGATGGAACCCGAGCGAAAACTCATGCGGCGTAGGCGTTCCGCCTAAGTCCACATGGGACGGTCACCCGATCGAGGTCTCCGGGCGACGATGATCGGGATATCCGTGAAAATACGGAGAGGTACGGATTAAATACTCTCAGTGCCCAACCCACCCTCGCGGATGGGGTACATCCGCACCAAAGCCCAGGGAGACACGCATGTCCCCCCTTCAAATCGGAGCGTTAGTCAGCGGCATCGTGTTCGGCGCCGCCAAAGTAATGGTCGTCCTTATGGAGTTGGTGGCCGGCGAGATCCTCGTGCCGGTCAACGTCGGCGTTCTCATCACCATCGGCACCACCGTGTCATGGATCGCTTTCTTCTCCGCCTACAACTGCCAGCGCCTCATCGGCCATCTCGATAAGATCGAGGCGCGGCTTCACCGCGATATCCCCGGCTACGGCCAACTGTGCACAGAGGACGGTCGCGTCGACGCCGCCCGCGAATACGCCCGCAACCTCGGCGCCCCCACCCAGCGCAACCGAGTTCTCGTGCCGGTCGACTGAAAACCCCGGCCGACCCCTTGCGTGGGTTCGGCCGGGGTTCGTCGTTCCACATCGAGCTACGCGGCGTCCTTCTCGACGTCAGCTCCGGCCAGCAGCCTCAACAGCGGAGCCACTGGCACGATAACCGAGCGGCCATTCTTGAACGCCGGGAAATTGAGTTGGCCGCGATGGAATCTCTCCCACGCCTGCGACTTGCCTACCTTGTAGAAAATGCTGCATGCCGTCACGAGGTCAGTGGTGGCGCCCAGTGCCCGGATCTGTTCCAGCGTCCAGTGGTGGCGAGACTGTCGCGACTTGTTGGCAGGGGTTGCAGCCATGCACTGCACGTTAGACGCATTGCACGCACGCACGCAACCGAAACGGCACGGATTCATCCGGCCCCGTTCGTTGCCATCCGGTCAGAGCGGTCATACCGTGCCCGAACCGGCACCCTCGTGACGCCGGAATACAGAACCAGTCACACCGCCCTGACCAGCACCGGAACCCGCGAAGGACACCGGTCGGACACACAGAGGTGACGCCTCGTGCCAGGCAGCATCAAACGCCGATGCCACTGCAAAAACCCACAAACGGGAAGAGAGTACGGATCGGCCTGCCCGCAACTAACCGGATCGAAGCATGGCGACTGGGAGTATCGGGACAGGCTCGACTCCAGCACCGGTCGCCGCTCCTACCGCCGCGGCGGCTTCGCCCGACGAGCCGACGCCGAAGAACACGGCCGCCTCGTTCGCAACCTCGTCGCCCTCGCCTGCGGCGAACGACACGACATCAACCGCATCGGAGACCTCCTCTTCGGACTACGCCGAGGCGCGCCTCTCCCCCCGGTCGACGAGGTCCGTCGCAAGCTCGGCCTCCGCGGCGACCTGTCCTCCTCCATCACCGTCGGCTCATGGCTGGATCAGTGGCTCGCCGGGAAGCGGAAACTCCGGGAGTCGACCGCCGAGACGTACGCCACCCACATCCGGATCTACCTGAATCCGATGCTCGGCCAGGTCCCCCTCGACCGGCTCCGCGCCGAACACATCGACGAGATGGTCGACCGGATTGGAGAATGGAACGCTGAGATCGCCGAAGCTCGCGCCGAAGGGCGCCACCCGAACTGCGAGGGCGACATCCGCCGCCGAGTGCAGGTGATCAGTAACGCCACCCTGCACCGGGTTGTCGCCACCCTCCGCAACGCCCTCAATGGGGCGATCAAGGCCCGCCGGATCAACGTCAACCCCGCCCAACACATCGAACTGCCGCCGGAGGACCCCGCCGAGACGGTGGTTTGGGGACCGGCCGAGGTCAACCGGTTCCTCGACTTCATCGAGGACGACGGGGAGATGGGCCTGTTGTTCAGGACCGTCGTCATCCACGGCCCACGCCGCGGCGAAATCGTCGGCGCCCGCTGGGCCGGCTTCGATGAGGCCACCGGCCACCTGACCCTCAAGAAGACGATCCTGTCGATCTCGGGCCGGATCACCGAGTCGACGCCGAAGACGAAGGCCGGAGAGCGGACGGTGCACCTCGACGGCGCCACCCGGGACATGTACCTGCGTCATCGGGTGAAGCAGGCGGAGATGCGCCTTGCCATGGGCGAGGCGTGGACCGACAACGACCTGATCTTCTGCCGGCCGACAGGTGAGCCGTGGCCGCCGGACCTGGTGTCCCGTCGTTGGCGGACCGCCGTCGCAGCCGCCGGCTTGCCGCCGATCCGGTTCCACGACGGCCGGCACACGGCAGCGACGCTCGGCCTGGAAGCCGGCATCGACATCAAGATCGTGTCGGAGCGGATGGGTCACTCGAAGACCGGGTTCACGCGGGACCGGTATCAGCACGTGCGCAAGCCGATCCTCGACAAGGCGTCGGAGACGGTCGTATCCCTGCTGGCGGAGCGGCACCGGCGACGGCCAGCTGGACCTGTGTCCGACGGGGTGTCCGGCGACACGTCCGGGACGGCGAGCTGACCGAGCGTGTCCGTTCTGTGTCCGAACCGGCCCGGAGATCCCTTCGGCTTTCCGCCGTCCGGGGCGTTGATGCTGGTGAAGCGGAGGGTGTGGGATTCGAACCCACGAGAACGATCTCTCGCTCTACCGGTTTTCAAGTGCGGTAGCACACCTCCGGCATCATCCGGAACGGTTCGATCGGGTCCGATATTCGCAGGTCAGCCGGTCCGCACCCCTCCGGGGTCATCCGGGGCCAACCGGCCCGGTTCGGGGCCGTCCGTGTCCGTTGCGTGTCCGTTCGACGTGACTGCAGCGCTGTAGACGAGGACTGCCCCCGGGGATGTGCCCAACCCATTGGACGGCCCCAGGGGCAGCCTTCAACGACTCTTACAACTTGACGCCTGACAAGCACCCCGCTTACGCGCTTAAGTTGGAGCACTAGCCGTCTGATGGACCCCGGTCAGATGACCCTTCGGGTTTGACGATCTGAAACCCGCGTTTCCCTTGCTCCGAGACAATCAGTCCGCGATCCTCAAGAATCGCCAGCGCCATCCGCAAGGTGGTGTTCCCGACCTTGAACTCGTGCCCGAGCTCTTGCTGGGACGGCAGCCGCCCGGCGGCGGCGTAGTAGCCGTCGCTGATCCGCGCGGCCAATATCTCGACGACTTGCCGATACCGGGACTGCTCCTGCTCATTCATTGGGGCTACCTGCTTTCGCGACGTTAGGCAACCCCCGTTCTACCGCCTCCCCCGTCGACGGTGGGGCGCAGGGCGGGAATCCGTCGTTTTCCGACATTGCCGTCAGCCCTACGTGGTCGGGTCTTTGGACTCCCCAGGCGAACTTACGCGCGTATGTGTCAGACTCGGGATTAGTGGGGGTCGCCGCGACGTTAGGCGCGTATTCGGCGACCCCCACGCTTCCTGCGCCACCTCATGCTCCACCCGCACCGGCCCACCCCACCCGTGTCGTGGAGGCCCCGTTGGACCCGAGTAGCCCACCTGCCCGCTCCGAACTAGTCCTGCCGATCGAAGCCGACGAGCTCATCAAGGTCCCCCACCACGCCCACTGTTCGGGCAATGACACGTTGCGGCTGCTGGTGAAGAGTGCCGGCCCGGCGTTCCGCTGGACGGGAGGTGACCTGTGGCAGGAGTTGTACGCCCTGGATGTCGACCGGTCCGGTGTGCCGCGTGGTACGTGGCGGCGGGTGGTGACGGTGCGGGTGCGTGAGGCGAAATGTCTCGACGGGTCGGCGCGCAGGCTACCGTCGCCACGTGAAGGTTCTTCTGACCGCTGACGGGGTGTGGCGGGCCGAACTGTGGCCCGACGGGTGGCGGCTGTTCCACCACGGCGGTCTCGTCCTGACCCGCGGCACCCTGGACCAGTTGGTCAACAAGATGCTCGACTTCGGCGGCCGGCCCGAAGACCTGACCGAACGGTAAAGGGCCACCCCTGAGGACGGCCCGTCATTCCGCTTCGAGCTCCCGCACCGCCGCGGAGATCTCGTCGAACCGTGCCCGCTGTACGCAGGCCGGCAGCCCGTCGGCCCGGTCGCCTCGCAACTGGTCCCAGGCGAGCCTGAACCCCGCATGGGCGACGTCGCAGTTGTTCTTGGCGGCTTCGAGGACGACCGCCACCGCGACCGCGTTCACGGCTGCCGCGCTCTTCCAATAGCGACAACCCTGGCCCGCCCGTCCGCCAGGTAGGCGTCCACGTCACGACCGCGCAGATATCGGTTGCGGCCTGCGCTCACCCAGTACTGGGCGCCGAGATCGGTGCGGCCTGCGTGGATCTCCTCAACGGATGATTCGCGGGTGTAGGTGCCGGCGACCACTGGCGCCGTCACTTCGATAACCGATCCGTGCGGCAGGTCGGCGGCGCGAACATTGGCCGTCACCGGATGCTCCACGAGCTCGGTCCAAGCAGCCGTGCCATCTCCTGTTTATGGCCGACGTGCCACGCCTGCCGTGCGGCAGTGGTGTCGTACTCGTCGGAGATGGCACCGCAGGCGCACAGGGCGTGCCCGACCTGCTGGCCGGTGTAGTTGCCGAGGGCGTCGTGGGCGCGGCCTTCGCGCTGGAGCCCGTGGCCCTTCACCCGCATGTCACTCCACCTCCACGTCCGTGTCGGGGAGGAAGAACAGGCGGTACCGCAGAGGCCGCAGCGACAGGAACTGGGCCGCCCACGCCCCCACTTCGGCGGCGAGAACGTCGGGGTCGCCGAACGGCGTCGTGTATTCGAGGTCTACGTCGACCTCGATACGACTGTCATCCGGGTTGTCGGCGATCTCTGTCCACGGCTTCTCGATGACGGTCAAGATGCCGAGGGCGGGCGTGGGGATGCGCTGCCCGGGTTGCAGGTCGGCGGGCTTCACTTGCTCTCCTCGTCGAGGCACGGGCATTCGTCGGCGTCCTGCTGGGCGGCTTCAAACGAGTCCCGCTCCTCGGGCGCAGCCTCGCCGCAGCGGTCACAACGGCCAAGCCACTTCACGCACTCAACACTCATGTCAGTTCTCCTCAGGGTTGGCGGTGTCCGGCGCCGTCCACACGATGTAGGCGGCGCAGACGTCGAGTACAACGAGGGCCGCCACGGCAACCCACGCGGGCAGGGTCACGGTGCACCGTCCAACGGCACGATCGCGATGTTGAGGTAGCCGTCGGCGTCGTGCGGCTGCAGGTCGGCGTAGTAGTTGGTGGCTGGCTGGTAACCCCGCTCGGCCAGTGCTTCGACGATCCGGCGGGGCGCGAACCGGCCACCGACCTCTGCGCGGGTCGGGACCGGTGTGGTCTGGCCGTCGACACACAGGGTCGAGTCGTCGGTGAGGCGGCCACCAGTGTCGGTGGTGATGCTGGCGTACTTCACTTCTCCTCCTCGTTCAGGATCTCGGCCAGCCACGGCGGCCGAACGTCTCGGTGGTCGTGTTCCCAGCCGGCGATGCCGATCGCATCTCCGCGGGGCACGCCCTGGGCTTCGAGCTCACGGACGCGGGCTTCGATGTCAGGGTCGAGGTTGCTCATCGGGCACCCTTCGGCGGGTCAACGGTCAAGGCTTCTTCGACGGAGCGGAAGTCGTCGGCGTGGAATCCGGCCTGGCGGGGTCCGTAGCCGGCGCTGCGCCACCGTTGGGCTTCGGTGGGGGTGAAGCCGCGGTTGGCCCAGGCGACAGCTTCGTCGGTGGACATGCCGGCCTGCCGGTACTCATCGGCGAGGTTGCGTAGCTGGGTGGCGCGGCGTCGGAAGTCGCGGGTGCGGAAGGACATTCGGGGCTCCTCACTTCCCGTCGAGGCCGAGGCTGTCGAGCAGCCGGTGGGTGTGCTCGTCCAGGGCCGTCACCTTGAACCCGAACTGGGTTTCGCGTTGCACCCAATCGGCAACGGTGGTGTTGAACACCTGTCCACGAACACCAGCCGGGGTCATGTGGTGGTCGCGCCAGAACGCGGTGAATTGGGCGCGGCCCAGGTCGTCGACCCGGTCGTCGGTGATGCGGATTGCGACCTCGTTGTCGTCGAGGTCGTCCTGGCTGGGAATCTCGATCATTTGGTGGCTCCTCAGGCGGTGTTCGAGTTGACGATGGCGATGGTGAGGCCGTCGTACGGCCAGTAGAAGTACGACGATCCGGTCCGCCCGCCGCGGGCGTCGTAGTAGTCGGCGCAGCCGCTCACCCCGTCGTCGAGGCCGTACCGCCCCGAGGTGGTGGCGCCATGGCGTGCCTCGCGGATGACGACGGTGACGTGGGCGATGCCGTCGACGTTGGCGGGGTTGCCGTCGACTCGGTGGGTGACGCGGGTGGTGACGCCGACGAACTGGGCGAGGTCGGTGGCTGGGGTGATGGTGGTCATCGGTCAGTCCTCCTTGGGTGGGCAGCCGTTTTCGGTGCACCAGTTCGCGACCTGTCGGTACTGATCTGTCGTGAGCCGGAGTGCATCGAGGTTCCGGGCGATCGTGGCTGCCACGTACGGGTCGATGGGCAGAACGGTGAGTGTGGCCTGGGCGCTGACTGCCCACACCCCGCCCTTGCCGGGGACTGGGTGGGAGGCGAGCCGCAGGATGGTGGCGTCGTAGCCGCCCGCGGTCCGGCCTGGTTCCGGATCGGCGCACAGGTAGCCAGCGAACGGGTGGGCGTCAGCGGTGATGCCCTGGACGTGGTCGCCGAATCGAAGGGTGGCAGCGAGGTCTTTGGCGTTCATCAATGGCTCCCTAGTTCGCAAAGCGCAGGTTGGTGGCGGGGAAGATCGGCATGACGGTTGCCTCGTCGCCGTTGGTGGCGTTGTCGCGGTTCCACCTGGCGCACGCCTCGTCGGCCTGTTCCTCGCTGCGGAACGGCCCGTACAACTCGGAGGTGTCGGCGTATTCGCCGGGGAGCATCACGACGTACCAGCGGATCGGGTTCATGGTCTAACTCCTCACGCTGCGAGCATGTAGGCGGTGCGGGCGGGGAAGGTGGCGCGTACCCAGGCGATGAGCCCAGCGCGGGTGACCGAACCTCCGGTGGTGACCTTGCGGCGTCCGTGGGTGGCGTAGGTGAGCGTCAGGTGGTTCCGCTTCGCCAACGCCTTGAGGACGGGTTCGGGGGCTTGTCCTTCGTGGTCGCCGCGTCCGATCCACCCGCCGTTGTAGAGGGCGGTGTCGACCGCCTTCAGGCCCGGGTCCGTGATCTTCGTGGCGGTGCCTTTCGCGGGCGGGGTGAGGATCACCGTGTCGGCGGGGGTTTCGGTGCGGGGCCGGACGAGGACGACTCCGCCGCAGGCCCCGTCGGCGATGGTGCCGCCCGAAGCGAAGTGGCGGTAGGCGTTGCGCATGCAGGCGATGGCCTGTTCGAAGGTGGGCCAGGTGGTGGTGAGGGCGTCGATCTGGGTGCCGGTGGAGGCGTGTTCGACGTGGACGCTGTAGCCGTGGGGCTGCGGGTTCAGGGTGAGGATGAACGCGCCGGCCTGGTGGCGGATCTGCTGGGTGGTGGCGTTCGTCGTCATGCCTAAACGGTAGCCGTCTGTCTAGACAGGTGCAAGGCCGATTCACTCGAATGTGGCTAGACATATGGCTAGACAGTTCGGGTAGGATTGGGGCATGAAGAGAGGAGGTGATCGAGTGGTCGAAGGCGAGCCGAAAGCCAAGGCAACCAAGAACTACGGCGAACCGCGCCAAGCCTTCCGGTATCCCCGCGAAGACTGGCAGACGTTCGTGGCCTTGACGCCGAACGGCCCAGGTGCGGCGTTGCGGGAGTTCATCGACTGGTACATCCGCAAGAAGGGTGCCAAGGCGCCGAAACGCCCACCGCCCCCGACCGAGTAGTAGCAAACGTAAGCGGCCCCGACCGGAGAGCCTGGACAGCATGCCGGCCGAGGCCAGAACCGAGAGGAACCCTCGATCCGTGATCGACACTAGCGGCAACACCGAGGCGCCAGTCGACTGGTCCCAGTACCGCAAGTACCACTACGACCCGACCGCACCTCACGCCGTCTACTGGTTGACCGACGTCGACGGTGAAGCCGTATACATCGGTATGAGCCACCACCCCGAGTTCCGGATCGCCCAGCATCGCAAGAACGGGATGTGGGGGTCAGAGATCCATTCCGAGCGCATTGAGTGGTTCGAGAACGAGAAGGCCGCCTACGCCGTTGAGGTGGCGGCAATCCGAGAGGCGCAGCCCCGTCACAACAAGTCGCACACCAAGCACTACCGACCGCTGCTGATCCGAGGTCGCTGACGCCGCCGACCTTGACAACGCCCGCCGCATCGCCGAAACCGCCTGACAGGAGAACGAAATGGGAACCGACATTCACCCGTACGTTGAAGTTCGCCGCAACGGAAAGTGGCACCTCGTCACCGACGACCTGTTCTACGCAGGCAGCGACCGGTGGACCAACCAGCCGTTCAAGGAGCGCGACTACACCATGTTCGGCCTGTTCGCCGGTGTCCGCAGCGGCGAGGTCGACCCGATCTCGGAGCCGCGCGGCCTGCCCGAGGACGTGTCCGCCGAGGTTCGCGACCAGCCGGGGGCCGAACCTCACCCCGCCGACTGGGGCTGGCACACCCACTCGTGGCTGACGCTGGCGGAGGTTCAGTCCGTCGACTACGACCAGCCCGTCATGGGCTGGGCCGGCGGCCACGAGCCACTGCGCGAATACCTGGGCGACTGGTACCGCCGCGACCTGGACGCGCTGGCCAATCTGGGCGACCCCAGCGACGTACGCATCGTCTTCTGGTTCGACTCGTGACCGAACTCAACTGGCACTACGGCCCGACCGCCGCCGACCCCGACCCTGGTTCGATGTGGCACTACGGGTGCGGCGGTCGGGTCTACGCGTTCAAGGAAGGTCACGTCTGCTCGAAGTGCGCCGACGGAGACGACGCCGAAGAAGCGAATCAAGGAGAACCCGATGCGCCTGTCTGACCTGGTTGCCGCCTGCAACGGCACCGACCCCGAACTGGCCGTCGAAGACGAGCACGGCATCCCCCGACCTGTGACCAGCGCCGACCACGCCTACATCAGCTTCGGGCCGGTGGTGCTGCTCGAACCGGCACGAGACGACGAGGACTAACCCGATGTCCGCCAAGCTTCCACCGTCCCACCTGCGGGTCCTGCGTGACGCCGCGAACGGTGACGTGTACCGCTCCCACTCGATCAACACCCTGTACCAGTCGTTCAACCGCGCCGACCGGCACAAGACCGTCACCGCGATCGTGGAACGGCTCACCGACCGCCCCGAGCCCCTGCTGAAGGTCGGCGAACTGGACGGCTTCGTCATCCCGTGGCTGCTCACCGACGCGGGCCGCGCAGCCCTCGACGCCCACCAGAACGCCTGAGGAGAACCCGATGACCCCCGACGAACGCACCCGAGCCCACACCGCAGCCGTCAACGCCCTGCACCGCTACGTCGACGATGCCACCACCCGAGCCCGCGTCGCCAGCCGTGTCGTCGACTCCCTCGCCGGATGGTCGACGGACTCGCTGGCGTGGATCCTGTCCGCCGGCGCCACCCGCCGCGCTGAGTCCGTAGACGTGTACAGGCATGCCGAGGTTGCGTCGCTGCCCCGGCAGGCGGTTGACGCGGCCGTGCTCGCGGCGACCCAAGCCCTCATCCGCTAGAACAGGAGTCCTCGATGGACAAGCCCAGGACCGTCTTCGACGCCGTCGCCACCGAGGACATCCGTGCCGGTGACCGCGTGCAGCTGGTCATCGACCCGGCCACAGGTCAGGCCACCGTCCGACGCGAAAGCCTCGTATGCGCGTCTGGTGCCCGGTGTACGCCCACCCGGACGGGCAGCCGAACCACGTGCGGTGATGACCGCCCACCTGAACCATCCGGTCACGTGCCCGTGCAGGGCGACGCGGCCGGCCGACAACGCAACCTGAGGAGACCCGATGAGCATCGACCACCTGATCGCCCAACTGCGCCGCACCCTCGACACTTTCCCGAACGTCGACAACGACGCGGACATCCTGGTTGCCGCCGACCGTATCGGCCACAGCGGTGCCAGGACTGGCCTGACGTGGGGTGACCTGCGGGCCATCGCGGAACGGCTCGGTGCGTGATGGCCTCCGACCACCTGTGGCCGTGTGGCTGCCTCCGCAACACCGGCGGCGCCCACCGCGCCCACTGCCCCGACTTCGCCACCGTCGTCCCCGCCGGCGCCACCGCACGGTTGGAGAACCTGTCGTGGATACGCCGGCCTGACCCGTTCGACGGCTGCCTGTGTGGCCCGATGCCGTCCGCCGACGGCTACGTCTACGGCTGCCCCGTCCACGACCCCAACCCGCCAAGGAGAGCCTGGTGACCACCACCGTTGACCGCGCCGCCGCCGTCCTCGACGAGATCCTCCCACCCCTGCGATCAGGTCCGCGCGGTGCAGCGATCGCCGCAGATCTGCACATGTCCGGACTACTGGCCGACGGCGAAACGCCCGTGTCGGACCCGCGCCAGGTGGCGGCGAACGTCATGCAGTGCCGTCTGTCGTGGCCCGATGCGGAGAGAGCGGCCGAAGCGTTGGCGAATGCTGGGCTACTGGTCGAACCGAGCACGAGGATCATCCGATGACCCCGCTGTCCAAAACCGAAGCCTCTGCGATCTGGGCGGTGCTGGTCGGCCACGCCGGCGCTTCGACCGATCCGTTCGACAGGGAAAACTTCGTCCACCACCAAACCTCCGACCAGCCCCCGACCGAATGGCGATTCCAAGGCGGGCTCGGTTTCGGTGGCAAGTTCCGCCGCCAACGCGTCTGGGTCGGTGACCAACTTCGCGAGGCCTGGTTCGTCGACTGCTACCCCGAAGACGCGACACCCGACCGGCAGGCCGCCATCGACACCACGAACGCGGCACTCGCCGAACTACAGAAGGAGCGGACGACATGAGCGACCCCGTCATCATCCATGATGGCGACCGCCGCATCTGGCGTCGCGACGGCACCTACTCGATCAGCGAATCCGGGTGCTGGATCCCCGGCGTCTACGCCGACGAGGCGACGGCACGGGCGGCGTTCGACTTCGACGACTGGGAGCTGCTCGGCATTCAGAACCGGCTCAACGATTCGGAGCCCGACCCGGCCAAGCGGGTGATCACGATGGAGATGTTGACCGAGGAGAGGCGACCGCGATGAACGAGACCGACCTGCTGCCCGTCGACCCCGAGGTGATGCGCGCCTTCGAGAACGTGCTGCGCCGCATGGCGGACCGGCCCGACTGGTGCGATCACTGCAACCACGGCGACCACCTGCCGTGTGACCTGTGGGGCCGGCAGGGATGCCGATGCCCGCACCACGACACCGAGGAGACACCGTGAACGGGCTCGACGAGACCGCCGTACGACGTCGGCATCCGAAGAGCCGCGCCGACCAGATCGAGGAGTACATCGACCTCCTGACCGACATCGCCCACACCAACCCCGACGCCGACAAACTCGACCGCATCGAACGGGCACTGGCCGAACTCCGCCGCGAGGCGGGCGCCGCGAACACCCGCATGGTCGTCTACGACGTGCCTGTGCGGGCCGGTGCCCCGTTCGCCCGGATCACCCTGCCGATGGACTTGACCGCCGTCGAAGCTGAACGGATGTGCGCCGTGATCCGGTCGCTGGCGTTCCCCGACCAAGCCGAGGAGTCCTGACCATGTTTCGCACCTGCCTGTGCGGCATGAAGACGATCGTCGCCCACGCCACCGACGGCGCGCTCCTGGTGATGGAGGCCGAGCCGTCCACCGATGGTGCCGCCGTCTTCCATGGTGAACCGAACGACGACCCGACGGCGATCTTCGGGATCGAGACGGAGCGGGACGCCGCGTTCTTCGGCGTTCCGTTCGACGCTGACCGGTACGACCGCCACGAATGCAAGAAGGAGACCTGATGGCCCGGCCGCTGCAGCACCGCGACGTCAATGACCCGATTGCCGAGATCGTTCGGCGTCACCTCGACGCCCTTGACGTGGCCGCCATCTACCACGGGCCGCTCATCCGCGAGCTGCAGGACCACGCCACCGACATGGTCAGGCGGGCTGGGGACGAGGCGTGCAAGGCCTACGAGGACACCGGGATGGATCGACTGTGAGGACCGAAGCCGAAGTCCGCCGCCTGACCGTCCTGCGCCGTATCGGGGACGTCGTCGGCGACCGCATGTACGAGTCGATGACCGAGTCCCGGTCGGTTCGGTCCGAGTTGGTAAGGCTCGAACGCGACGGGCTCATCGAGCGCTACATCGACGCGGCGAACGAGCCGTGCTGGCGGCGCACGACGGCCGGCGACGAAAGGTTGGCCCAGGGGTGAGCGTCTCGTTCATGGATGAACTCACCGAGCGGCAGCGGGAGGTGTTCGGGCAGATCTGCATCGGCCAGGATGGCGGTCACCACCCGCGCACCCTCGCCGCACTTGCCGAGCGGGGCCTGATCGACAGCTACCGCGAACTGTGGGACGGCCGTCCGCCAGTGGAAATCGTCCGCTGGTACGTGCCGGTCCCGGTTCACATGGAGTGGGCGCGCTGGTGCGCCGAGCAGCCCGACGGCGATGGACCTGACTGAGCGCCCCACCTGCTCACTCACCAGCAGTTCAGCCCACCTGCCCGCATACTGGACTCGCCCGCAATCCCCCCTGCGGGAGCCCTACAGACGCCCCTCGCACACCGGCGGGGGGCGTCGCTTCGTCTACCAGCCTCCGCCGCAGTCCGACGAAGACGAGCTCGACGACGAGTCCGAGCACGAGGACGAGGATCCGTAGTCGTAGGACGAGGACGTCGCCGCCCAGGTGGTGATCCACGCCGACGTGTCGGAGGAGCCGTAGGTGCTACGGCAGGTGGAGCAGTCTCTGCGGTCGTGCCGCTTGCACTTCTTCGCCATGCTGTCAGCGTGACAGGGCAACGGCTTCGGAGTTCTATGCGGGCTGGAAGCATTGCCAGTCTTGAGGCTTCGTCACCCGGACGTGGCAACGGCGCCCGGTGGGTCAGCACACGGAGGGCGCTTCTTTGCACCGATCCGGCGGCGTGATCGCTGGGGGAACGCTCGGACACGCCGGATCTCAACTGCCTGCACGGTAGCTGCACGGACATGATCGCGTGGCTGAGGCGTAACCATGTCGCACCTGCGGGTGACGCCCCAGTGGAGCTCGGGGAGAATGGATCACCGTGCGCCACCGCCTCCCGATCGCCCTGGCTGCCCTGCTTACGGCAGCCCTCGCCCCACCCGTTGCCGTGACTTGGGCCGTGAACCGGCAGGACTTCAGCGCCCGGCAGCAACCCACGGACGGGTTCGGCGGCAACCCGCGGTCCGGGGTCGGGACGGTGACGAGGCCGCAGCCGGCACGGCCGCCGAAGACCACCGCACCCGGAAGGGTGACACAGCAGCCGGTCGCACCCGCGACTACGGCGTCGGTCCCTGCCGCCCCCAGCGGGACCCCAAAGCCGACCCACACCGGAACCACACCGACAACCCCGCAGGCGCCCACACGGACGTCTACGCCGCCGCTGGTGCCGTCGCTGCCGCCGATCCTGCAGCCACCCGCATCTGAGCGGCCGGAGCCTGCCGCGGAGCCGTCACGGCGCGAGTCGGCACCGCGCAGTGGTGCTAGCGGCCCCGCGGGCTCGGACTCCGCACAGGGCCGCCAGCCGTCTGCGTCCGACTCGGGCTAGGCGATGCGCCGGTAACCGGCCGGGCTGCCGTAGATGGTGCCGATCACCACGCCCTTGCGCGGGTTCGCCGCTGCGACCATCCGGTTCCCGCCGAGGCTGACCGCCACGTGCGAGATGCCCTTCTTCGTCGACCAGAAGATCAGGTCGCCGGGCTGCAGCTGGGCACGCGAGATGCGCTTGCCGTAGCCGAACTGCTGCGCGGCGGTCCGCGGGAGCCTCACGCCGACCTGGGCTGCTGCACGCAGAGAGAGGCCAGAACAGTCAAATCGGGACGGTCCGGTCGCTCCGAACTGGTAGCCCTTCCCGGCCTGGGCCTGTGCCCAACGGGCGATCGTCGCGCCACGGCCGGTCCCGGCCAGGCTCACCGGCTTGACAGGCTTCGACGACTCGCCCCCACCACCGGCCTGCGCCGCGACAGACCCGAGCCGTGACACAGCCACATCGACGCCAACATCCACACCGGCACGGACGTCGGCAACAACAGAGGCCGCCACCCCGTGGGCGACGGCCTCGATCTTCGCGTGAACCTTCGGCGCCGTGGCGACGCCGATCGTGAGCAGGGACAGGGTCAAGATGGTCAGCGCCACACGGCGCGGGGTTGCAGACAGGATGGCTCCTCGGTCGGCCCAGGGCGCACTGTGCGAGCCCCGGCAGCCGACGAGGAGGGGTCAGCTAGTGGCGGCGCCGAGAACAGCGCGGCAGGCCGGGCCTGGACAAAGGTCAACGGGTGCGGGCCTGGCGTGGCCGCGATGATCCGGATCCTAGGCCGTTCGGGCAGGTGGCGCTAGACGGACGGCGGACTGTCGGTCCGTTCCGCCGCCTCCTCGAACTCCAACGCCAACCGCTCCTCCGTACACCGCTCGAACCGCGACGGCTTCTCGTGGGCGACCTCGCAGCGCGTCCCGTGGCCGGGAACACGGCAGGTGGTGCGGCGACGGATCGGCTTCACTCGTCGTCCTTGCCCGCCCGCTCCCGCAGCCGTCGCGCCTCTACCGTCAACCCGAGTGCCTCAGCCTGATCCGGGTCGACGATCTGGCATCCGCGCGACAGGATGGCCGGGACCGAGTCGTCACCCAGGTCACGCGGCCCCTGGATGACGCCACCCTGCGCGAAACCGCACCGCTGCCGGGGCTGCCAGAACCAGCGCCGCGCATCGGCCAGCATGTCGTACGGGCGGACCCAATAGCCGACCCGCTGGACAGCCCAGCGGGCCAGCGTCCACCAGTAGCGGAGCAGCCTCACCGGTTCCACCCCTCGATCGTCCGGATGAGCTGCGACAGCGCCAGCCCCGCTACCCTGCGCTCCTCGTCCAGCGAGACCACATCGTCGCGGTGCTCCCGCAGAACCTTCGCATAGTGCTCCCGCCCATCGTCGTCGCCGAACGGCTCCACAAGCTCCAGCACGTACCACAGCTGGCACCCGCCGGGCCGGGCCATGCGCCGCGCCGCCTCGAACAGATGAGCGCGCGGCAGTGTGCCGACCTGCTTGAAGATGAAGAAGTCGTCATCCCAGTGGCCCTCGGTCCAGCCACCGCGTGCCGACGAACCCCAATGGTGGGCGTTCCGAACCGGGGTCTCCGGATCCTGTCTGTCCTCGTCGGAGCCCCGGATCCCGGCCCGCAGCAGTTCGACCACCTGGGCGCGATCACCGTAGCCGTGCGGGGACTCGGTCACCGTCGACCACACCACGTACTCGTCCCGATCCCGAGCCGGTTTGATCACAACACTAGGCATGGCCTGACTCCTCACCCGTGAGGTACGGCAACGCCAAGCTCCAGTTCGCCAAATGCTCCGGGCACGCCTCGAACGTCACCGTCCCGTCCGGCTGGGTCTCCGGCTCCGACGTGACCATCAGGCGCATCGCCGTCGAGTCGACAACCGCGTCGAACACCTCACCCTTCTGCGGGACCCTCACGGCTGCCCCTCCCATCGTGTAGTCGTCTGGACCCACGACACGTCCGGTGGCTGCTTCGGCCCATCTCCCCTTGCGAGCAGGCCCGCCGTGTCGAGCATCTTCGCAACGTGAACCGCATGCGACTTGCCCAGATCGGCCCAGCCGCAGCGGCAGCCCCGAATGCCGTAACGTGCGTGCTCGATCAGCAGGTCGGCGACGACGGAGACGAACGGATTTGGTTCCTCGCTCACCGGCCCACCCCCAGCAGCCCGGCCGCCGCCCACAACGCCACAGCGGCACCCGCCCACAACGCCACAGCGGCACCCGCCGACGCGGCCAACGGCGGCCAGTTCGACAACAACCACGACCTCACGATGCCTCCCTCGCGCGTTCCGCCCACTCGTCGGCGCGAGCATCGACCAGGTCGGCAACCTCCGCATATCCGGGACGCTGCGCGATTTCGGCGTGGACCTCACGCAACGCCTGCTCGACGGCCCGGGCCACGACGACCTCGCACGCCGCGCGGCTGATTGCCTCCCACTGGTGCCGGTAGGCGTCCGTCGTCGACGACCACACCAGATCCGCCACGGCAGGATCGACAAACTGGGACCGATGCGCGGCACGGGCCGCCGCCTCCAGCAGGTCGACCGCCGGTGCCGGTGCCAGCCACGGCCCAGGTGCCGGTTCCAGGTCCTCCTCCTTCATGTCCTCCTCGTCGTACACCGTCGCGCTGCACGACTTCGGGAACCGGCAACACGACGGGTCGTAGCCGCCCGTGAAGCAGTCCGGCCACGCCTCCACACAGGAACGCAGCCTGCGGGTTGGCATCGGGCACACGTCGCTCATGATCCGAACTCCGCCGCCGCAGCCCCGTACGCCCGCTCCAACACTTCAAGTGCTTGCTCCCGGGACAGACCCAACTGGACCAGGTATCCGCCCAACCGCTGGTACTCGTAGCGGCTGTCGGGCTTCCACCAGCCGTTGTGCGGAATGTCGTCGATCTCCATGGTGAACTCGGCGTCGTTCATCCCTGCTCCTCGTGGTGTGGCCCGCGGACCGACTCCGTCAGCGGCGTCCCGGTGTGCCAGTGCCGCCGCAGGTCGTCGAGGGCGTCGTCCAGCACGTACCACTCGGTGTCTTTCCGCCCCTCGACGGACTCGGCACCGTCGCGGCGGGCCTTCAGCCACGCCTCCACCTCGGCAAACGTCAACTCGCTCATTCGTGGCACTCGCATTCACAGTCGGGGTCGGGTCCGGGGTAGGCGCCCTCGTCCCAGGGGTCACGGGGTGCCTGTTCGGCGCAGTCGCAACCGGGGCACAGGTCGTCATCCATCGGGGTTCTCCTTCTTGGCTCGCATCTGGTCCCGGCTCACACCCTCACCCGCCGGCACAAACTCGTTCGTCTTCGGGTCGTAGTCGAGCCCCCCGCAGAGGAAGGCGTGGTACTCCTCCACCACCTGCCGATCACCGTCGGGCAGGTCGGCGATACGGAGGCCGAAGCCGCACCGGTCGGGCGTCACGACGCCAACCATTCGTCGACCGCGGCTAACACCACATCGTCTCGCCACGTCTCGCCGCTCGAACGGATCTCTGCGTGGTGAAGCAGGCTCTCCACGCAGTCGACCACCGCCGTCGGCGCCGCCCACACCGGGATCGGCAGATCCTCCGGCCACGTGTTTGACCCGTCTGGATTCACGTCCGCCGACTGCCAGCCCTTGTGAACGTCCCAGCAGATCAGGAAGTCGTCGAACTCGAACGACGGCAGGTCATCGGAGGACCAGATCAACACGGCCGACAGGGTGCAGGTCATGCCGTCGTCAGCAGTCTCCGAATCTGACGTCCAGCACTGCGACGGCTCCATGCCGGCCTGCTTGAGGGCGGCGAACACGGCGTCGATATACGGGTCGTGCGGGTTGCGGGCGATCATCGCGCTACCCCCAGCGCCGTCTCGACGACCGCCACAAAGTCGGTGACCGACCGCACCATCGAATCCGCCTCGGCGGCCGTCACTACGTTCGGGATGCTCGCCTCGGCAACGGCCCGCTTCGTCGCACCGGAGGCGAAGAACACCGCCCACTCCGACAGTTCCGGGGCAACCTGCACCAGCAGCGTCCACGCCGAGGTCGGGCGGCTACGACGTATCCCCGGAGCCGGGATGGCACGGGCCGCCAACACCGCCGACGCGGCACGCAGGGCGGCCAGATGCGCGGTCGCATAGCGCAGGCCGTCCGACATGGTGGCGGCCTCCTCCAGGCCGCGGTGGGCCATGGCGAGCAGTTCGGTCGGGGTCCGCTGCGGCAGGGCGTGAGCAGGGACGTCAAGTTCGATACGGGTCTCGGTAGTCATCGTGGAAAGTCCTTCCGCTTGAGCTTCGCCATCCGACCATCCGGGTGATGCCAAACCAGACCCTCGCCCGCGAAATCGGCGAGAAACCTCGCCAGCCCTTCGAAGTCGCGTGGGGCATCGACCTGGTCAGCGGCGGCATGCGCCCACAGTTCGTGCTGCTGGCACATCTCCGGGTTGCCGTTGACCTTCGGGCCGACCAGTTCGTACGTGCCGGGCTCCCAGTCGCCGACGGTGACGTGCTGCGCGACCGCTTCGGCGTGGTACTTCGCGAAGGCTGACTGCTCGATCGGCTCCCAACCCATCGTCTTGCCGGTCACGTCGTCGGTCTGGACCGGCTCGAAGTCCGGCGGGGCGGTCTTGCCGGGCTTCACCTCGCGGCGGGCCCACCAGCGTTCACCGTCGAACAGGACGCAGGTGCCGTCGTACTTCCACGTAGCCACGCCCTCGCCGTCGAGCACCCACTGACAGTCCGGGTGCACTTCGGGCAGAACGCGGCTCATGTCGTTCGGGTCGCGGCGGAACAGGGTTGGGATCTTCCTCATCGGGTCTCCTTCGGTCGATTGGTGGCGGGGGTCAGCAGGTGGTGCCGGCGGCTTCGAGGCCGTCCCGCACACCCTTCTGGTAGCAGGTGCAGCCGTCGTAGCCGTTGCAGCCACGGATCGGGAGGAACTCGTAGGCGGCGGCCAGACCGGCGCGGACGTTGTTGAGGGCGTCGCTGGGGTCGAACGGCGTGGTCGCCCAGGCACGCTGGTAGGCGTCGACGGCGGCGTTGGTGATGGTGGGCTGGTTCACGCGGCCGGCAACATCTGCCGCTACTTTCGCGGCGTCGGCGAAAGCGCTCGAAACCGAGACGGTGAAGGCGGGCTGGTCGGTCATGTCGACTCCTGTTCGCACCCTGGTCACCAGGGGAAGTTGCAGTGCTCTACGCCAAGGTGGTCGGCCATCTGCCGCCCGCCGACCGAACCGGCGACAGGCAGACCCGAGAACTCGGTCCAGGCCACATCCGCACAGCCTTCGCACGGCTTCAGCACTATCGACGGGCCCGACACGCCGCCACCGACGGACCAGCCGGCGGAGCCCTTCGCGAACCGGTCAATGCCGCACAGCGTCGGGCCGGGCGTGCCGCGGTTCGTGGCGGTGACCAGGTGGATCAGGTAGTCAACCGGTGTCGCGTCGAACAGGCCACCGGAGGCGAACTGCAACGTGGTCAGGGCGCGCACCGTCGGGTCGCAGGGGCAGCCGTTGCGTGGCCGGTTCGTGTCCACGTTCGGGTAGTGCCGGACCTGCCACCATGCGGATGCGAACGCGCAGGTGCAGATGAACCGGTAGTGGGTGACGCCGTGCCGCTCGACGGCCAGGGTGTGTTCGTCGACGTCGAGGGGGATGAACGGCCTCGAATAGTCGGGCTGGGGTGGGCTGGCGGTGGTCATGTCGGGGTCTCCTTCGGGTGTTGCTGCGGGCAGGTGGTCGGGGTCGGAAAGCGGCGGGTAACGGGCGGCGTGGTGGCTGGTCAGGTCGTAACGGCCCGAACAACGGCGATAACAACGCCAGCCACGAAGGCAGCGATACCTCCACGGGTCAGCACGTAGGCAACGCCGTCCGCAACGTCCATCAGGACGGCGCCAACCATCGTGGCAAGAGCACCGCCGACGAGCAGGGCCGCGACGGTGATGGCGACCGCGCTCACCGCGCACCGTCCGCACACGCCGCCAGGATCGGCGCGATCCGGGCCACCACGGTCCACATGTGTGCCCGGCTCAACGCCATATGCGGCGTAAGCCCCGGCACCGACATCTGCCGCTTGGCCTCGTCGGGGATGAGTTCGCCGTAGCAGCAGGCGATCCGCCACGCCTCCTCCACCGCCGCGTCGAGGCGGTCGGCGGGAACCGGGACAGGGGTCTTGGCGGACTCCTCCAGCACCTCCCGCACGAACGTGACGTGGCAGGTGGCGCCGTCGCAGTCGTCGGCGTTGACGGTGTCGCACGGACCCCACCGGGCGTGCAGCGCGGCGGCCACCGACTGGATGTGGCGTTCGGAAAAGGTGCGGGGGGTGGCGGGGGGAAGGTCGACGAGGGTCGGCTGGTCGGCGGTCATCGGGTCTCCTGCGGGTTCGTGGCTGATTGGGCACGGTCAAGGTGTCGTGCAAGTGCCGCCTCGGTGACGGGCACGCGTTTGCACGAGTGGGTGACGGGCCACACCCATTTACCGCAGGTCTGGCATTCGGTGCGGCCGTCGCCCTGGTCGGTGTACGGATGATCGGTGGCGGTGCTCACGCGCGCCGCCACCCCAGGCCGTCCTTCCGCCTGCTCGCGTCCGACCACTGGGACAACAATGACGCCAGATCGAAATCGGCCGGGTGCCCGTTGGTGGTCAGGCACCGCTCGCAGCAGTGGTCACCCTCGGCCGCGCAGTAGAAGTCGTCCGAGGGTGTGGACGTGTACTCGCGGCCGCAGCGGTCGCACTTCACCTGCTTGTAGGCGTAGTCGCAGCTGTCGTGGGTCACGGCGTGGCTGTTGGTCATCTCTTCTCCTTGGGGTGGCAGGCGGGGGTCAGACGGGTCGGGCGAGTTGGCGGCAGCCGATGACGGTCCCGGCGAGGTTGCGCACCTCCCGGTACGGCACGAGTAGGTCAGGCCGGTTGTGTCCGCTGTAGGTGAGCACGAGGCCGACGACAAGGCTGACGACGTAGAACGCGGCCGGTTCGCCGCGGTCGTCTCGCTGAACGGGTGGGATTGGGTGGACGGTGCCGCCATGTGAGGCGTACTCGACGTACTCGATGGGGATGGCGCCGATGTAGGACGCGGTACCAAGCGTCTGTTCACCGATGCGTGCGGGCGGTTGGTCGGCGACCGGGAGTTCGATGGTGGGCACCCATTCGTCGGGGTCGAGCCGGTCGGGGGCGTCGGGCGGGTAGATGCGGATCGGGTGTGGGGTCAGATTGACGAGCACGTGCAGCCTTTCTGGTCGGTGGAGACGTCAGTGGACATCGGGCGCCCCGACCGGCAGGTCGGCCGCCCACATCTGGCAGACGGGGCAGCGCACGGACCCGTCGTCTGCGAGGTGGTCCATGGCGACTTCGTCGACGGGGCAGACGTTCACCCAGTCGCCGAACGTCGACATCTCGATGGGACGGCCGGTGGTGGCGTAGATGATGCGGTCACCGGGGCGGAACGTGGGCTTCACGGGGTCTCCTTCGGGGGTTGCTGCGATCGGTGGACGGGGCCAGAGCGGCTTGGGTCAGCCGGCCTGTCTGTGTGGCTGGCGTGTCGGGTGGGGTTGCGGTGGTCGGGTGGTCCGGGCTTTGGGCTTCGAAGGAGCTGCGCGGTGGCGCGGTAGTCAGCCGCCGTAGCCCTCGATGAGGGAACTGACCACCGCAGCCTGCTGGTCGCAGCCGGGGCATTCCGACCGCGGCATCCGGTCCTGCAGCTTCACGCCGAGCGAGATCCAGATCTCGGGGTAGGTCTTCTGGGTGCCGTCGGCGTTGCGGTTGAACGGGTTGATCGTCTGCGTTTCGGCGACCTTGCGCTGGAAGCGTTTGCCGCAGGCGCACTTGAACCGGACGGTCTTGGTGCGGCGGATCTCCTGGAACGTGTACGTGGGCATGACTCGGATCTCCTTCAGGTGTAGGTGGACTCAGCGGTTGGCGCGTTCGGCAGCAAGGGCAAGGTCGTACAGCCGCTTGTGCTCCTCAGGCGACAGCGCCTCGGTGTCCTCATCCAGTTCGGCGGCGAACCGGGACGCCTCCCTCGGCCACATGGCGGTCAGGGCCGGGTGGTCGAAGAATGAGGCCGGGTAGTGCTCCTCGGCGTAGTCGCCGCCTTCCCATTCCCGCTTGTGCAGGTGGAGCAGGGCTGCGCCCTTGTCGAGGTCGGACAGGTCGTCCCACGTCGGCAGGTCGGCAGGTTCCTCGGTAGCGAGCCGGTGAACGGTGGTGCGGACGAAGGGCAGGTTCTCGTCGCCGCCGTCGAACAGGAACTGTGCGACGGTGCGGATCCGCTCGGGGTGGTCGCGGAGGGCGTCGAGGGTTTCGGTGCGCTGGGTGGTCGGGTCGGTCATGTCGGGGCTCCTTCGGATGTTGCGGTTCGTGGCGGTCGGGGCGACAGTCACGCGACAGCAGGGACCGGCCCGATCACGCGCTCACGCCACACGACCTCGGGGTCTTCGGTCTGAACGGCGATGTACGCGTTCCGGTCGGTGAACCCCTGCTGGTCGAGCAGGTAGTCGATGCGGTCCCGCATGATCAGGAACTGGCACCACGTGCACCGGTAGCAGATCTCGGGCGGGCTTTTCGCGAGTTGCGCCCGGACGTAGGCCAATTCGGCGGGTGGGTAGTCGTACGGGTTGCCGTCGGCGTTCTCCTCGCAGCCCTGCCACGACATGGTCAGCCGGTCGAGAAGGTTCCGCACCTCCGACAAGGCGCCCGCGTCGACGTCGACAGGCCCGCTGCCGGCACGGTGGTCACCGCGGAGGCGTTGCACGGCGTCGACCTCCTGCACGGTCAGGTAGTCGTGGATACCCTCGGCCTCGTCGAGGTGGCACACGTCGGCGTAGACCGCCCCGGGTTGGCGGAGGAGTGCCGCGATCTGGGCGGCTATCGGTTCGGCCGTGGCCCGGTCTGCGGCCTGGTCCATGTCGAGGAGCCAGTCGAGTTCGGTCAGCATGTGGGCGTCGATGCGGGCGGTTCCTCGGTGGTAGCGGGTGACGGGGCTCATCGGGTCGGCTCCTGGGTCGTGGTGGTCAAGGGCAGATGTGTAGCGGTCCGGGCGGTGCGGGTTCGGGCCTGGGCTGGTGGTCCGGGTGCGGACGGTCGGGGGTTGAGGCAAGAACGGCGTGGATGGTCACGCCGCCTCCGTGAAGCAACCGCAGCCACCCCAGTCGTACGGGTCGAACAGGGCGTCCTGGCCAGCGCGGTCGGCGTCGATACGGCTACGCAGCACCGTCAACGGAAGCGGCCGAGTCACACCACCAGTCCGGTCCTTCAGCATTGCCACATCGGCACCGAGCAGACCCCTCATGTGCTGCTCGTGTGCTTCGGCCTCGGCGAACCGCTCCGGGAACACCTCGTAGAGGCGTGCCCACTGGGCCTGCCCGCCCCGTACGCACGCACCGTGGCAGTTGTTGTGCGGAAACCCAAGCCGATTCAGTAGCGGGGGCTCGATGCCTCGCGCTCGCAGTTGGTCGTCGATGGTTCGCTTGTCGACGTACGGCGGCTTGGCGAGGGGTGTTTCGACGCGCCAAGGTGCCCAGCCCTTCACGATGCCGGGGATGCGTTCCGTCTCTGTCCAGTCGATGCCGACGTACAGCACCGTCCGCTCCGGATCGCAGTTCTCCGTGAGCCATCGACGGCACGGCTTGATCTTCAGTTCGAGTGAGCACTGCGCTACCTGCGAGTTCGACAGCCAGCGCCGGTCCACGTCGACCTGTTGCGGCGTCCGCCCGTCACAAACCCTGGTCACCGGGACGCCGATGTCGGCGGCGGCTTCAGCGAGGAAGCGGTGTAGGTCAGTGTGTTCGGCGAGGGTGTCGGCGAACAGGAGGGTCATGTGGCTGGTGCCGTGGGTGTTGGCGACGCGGCGGGCGGTGGCCCAGCTTCCGGTGCCGCCGGAGAACATCACGACGCGGTGGGTGGCGTCAGCGGGGGTCGGGCTCATCGGGTCTCCTTGCGGGTGGTCGTGGGTTGAGGCAGGAACGCGGCGGAGAGCGCCGGGGTTCCGGCGGGGTTGGTGTGGATGGGCGGGTGCGCGGTTGGACGCGACAAGGGCGGCTTGGACGGCGCGGCGCGGGTCAGCCGTCGAGGTGGAACACCATGACCGGGAAGGCGCCCGGGTCGTCCTCGGACACGGCCCAGTCGACCCACCAGTCGGAGTTCCGGATGGCGGCGCAGTCGTGGCAGTCGTCTCGGCCGCCGCATTCGCCGCATTCGTTGATCGTGACTGCCCACAGTGCGTGGATGTCGTGCGCGACCTCGACCGGGGTGCCGATCTCGGTTAGGCCGGCGGGTTCGCCGATGACGTGGCGCAGGAACCAGTCGAAGGTGTGCGCCATCTTGATCGGGTTGTGGTGGCCGAGGGCGAGCAGCCGGTCGCCGTCGTCGCCGATGGCGGTCATGCGGATGCCGTTGTGTTCGACGAAGCCGGTCAGGTTCGGGGTGTCGGTGGTGGTCATGTCGGGGTCCTTCCGGGTGTTCTGCGTTGACGGGGGTTGGGGCAAGAGCGGGCTTGGATTGGGGCTGTGTAGTCGGTGATCGGTCCGACTGGGGGAACTGGGGGGAGCTGCAGAGGGAGAGCAAGTGAGTGAGGAAGGTCTTTAGTAAGCCCCTTTTGAATAGATAGATAGATATCTAAATAGTCCTTCTCTACTTCTCTACCCCCTAGGAACTCCCCCCAGTTCCCCCAGTTGGGGCTCACTGGTAGTCCCACAGCGGGTTCACCTCGAACGCCACGGTGTTCCTTCGGGTGGCCTCGACCTGGCGGATCCAGCCGCCGTCCTCCAGGTGCGTCAACGCGGGCAGCACGTCATCAACCGACTGCACCCGCCCCGCCTTGCCGCCCTTCAACTGCTGGAACGCGTCCCGCAGGGTGAACTGCTTCAGCTGGTTGTCGGCGATCCATGCCACGAGCCTCTGTGTAACCGACTTCTCCGCGCCGTGGCGGACCACCCGGAACGCGGCCAACGCGTGCGGGATGAAGTACTCCTCGGCCAGGTATGCCGCGTTCTCAATGTGGATCCGGTCGACGCTGCGTTCCAGGGCGTCCTCATGCTCGACGAGGTGGAACAGGGCAGCGATCCGCAGCGTGGTGCCCGCGATCTTCCCGCCCCACGATCCGATACGGGCGAGGTCTCCGGCCTTCCGATCCAGCCGTGCCTCGATGCGATCGGCAAAGTCGGCGTAGACCTCCCACGCCTCCGGTGTCAGCAGCAGCCGGTGTGGCCGCGCCGGTACCGGCATCTCGATCAGGCGCCGCATCGTCGCCGCGTACGCGTTCGCGATGTCCTCGGCGATCGGCACGGCGTCGCGGTAGCGGCGGGTGCCAACGGTCGAGACGGGCAGAGAGAACAGGAACCGGCCGACCAAGCCCTTGTCCTCGATGCCGTCCACCGTCCCGAGTTCGGCCAGCACCTTCGGTTGAACCGTGAACCCCATGGACAGGTAGGCAGCCGGCACGTTCTTCCGCTCGGCCGTCACTCGGGGCGCCCGGAGCGGGCTGCCGTTGTAGCCCTGTAGGAACGGGTCTATGTCTGCGCCGCCGCCCTTGCCTGCGTAGCGGCCGGCGATGATGCCGAACAGGCCGCCCTCGTCGGAGAACACCGCCATGCGCCCGTCGTGCTCGGACAGCAGGTTGTGGACCGCCTCAGGCGTAGGGCTGGACACCCACAGCTGGAGCTTCGGTGGGATCTTCAGATCCTCCAGTTGCTCGTGAAGTGCCTCCTCCTCGGCGAGGTCCTGGCTCGACAGGGTTTCGGCGGCCTTCTTCACCTTCGCGCTCAGGGCCGCTTCCAGCCGCTTCTTGCGCATCTCCGCCCGCCGGATCTCCATCAGCCGTTCCCGCTGGTGTTCCTGCTCGTAGTCGGTGAACGGCTTGCGCAGGATGTTGAACAGGGCGGTCTTCCGCTCGGCGGACTCGGCGGCGGTGAACGTCCAGGTCGGCAACTGTTCGAGGTGTCCACCGCGGGCCTCGATCTCGACTTTGCCCGCGACGGCCGCCGACGTGGTCGAAATCGACAGCACTCCTCCCATGTCGACCGGCACCTGCACCTCGGCCGCAGCGGCGGACGCGATGTCGGCGAGCACCTTCGGCATGCGTTCGACGGGAAGTGGGGGAAGAGTGGGGGAACCCGTCGGGTTGGGCTTGACCCAGCCGTCGGCGATGGCTGCCGCGACCTTCTCGGCCTCTACCGATTCGGGGTCGACCAACTCGCGGGGTGGCGCCTTGTAGCCATTGCCGTTGGCGCGGCTGACGGTGTCGGTCATGCCGACATCTCGCAGTTCGGCACGCCGAGGGTTATCCTCGTGTTCATTGGTGTCGGGCCCTTCTTGGCCTCTGGAAACCGTCGCGAACCTTGGACCGGGGCGCGGCGGTTTCTTGCTGTGAGGGGTCAGACAGATCAGGCGGGCGTAGGTATCTGCACCTTCACCAGTTCGAGCACCGGACAACCAAGTGCATCGGCGATCCGCTTGAGCATCGCCGGGGACGCCTGATTAGCGCCGCTCTCGATCTTCGCGAGGTAGTTGGCGTTCATGCCTACGTGCGCGGCGAAGGCGATCCGGTTCCAGCCGTTGAGCTCTCGGCGTAGGCGGATAGCGGCGCCGTCGGTTCTGGTGGGTCGGGCCATGTGCACCATCGTATGCGCAATTGTGCACCACAACAAGCGTCGGCCGTGAGTAAGTGCGACACAATGTGCACGGGGCCGAAAGTTGGCCCGATCGGGTGCACGATGACGGGCATGGATTGGCAGCGTCTCGCCCGTGCGATCGTCGACCGCCGTGTCGACCTCGGCCTGCACACCCGGGAGGCGTTCCTGGCCGTGATGAAGGCCGACCTGGGTGACAAGGCCTTGTCCCGGCGGGTCGTCGCCGATCTGGAGACCGGTACCCGCGAGAACTACGACCAGGCGACCCTCGTTCGCCTGGAGAAAGCCTTGGGGTGGCCGGCGGGTGCCGTGTACCGCGTGTTGCGCGGCCAGGAGGCCGACCCCGACAAGCCGGAGATCGTCTACGAGTACGGCGAACCCGTCGACCTGGCCAAAGAGCTGTCCACCGCCGTCGGCATCCTCAACCACCTGACGGTGCCCATGTTCAACCTGGCCGGCATGCTGCACGAGTCCGGCCTGACCCCGGAGGAGATCTTCCCGATCGTGATGGCGTTCCGGTCGAAGTTGGTGGAGTTGGAGCGGCAGGAGATGGCGCGGCTGGCGAAGGAGCTCGGCGGGCCGGGTGGTCGGGTGCCGGACACGAACGGGTGACGTTTC